TGCAAGGAAGAAGCTTCTGGATAGCAATATGGTTGATCTACGGAAGATCGCAAAATCACAGGACCTGTCCAATTACTCTAGCCTAAAGAAGACAGAGCTAGTAGAGGCAATCCTTGCCGCTGATAACCCAGAGGTTGAGCCTGAACCCCTTGTCCCTGATGAAGGGATAAAATCAAACCCAGAGGAGGAAGTTGACCCATTACTCCAGGAAGACAGCTCAAAGAAGGAATAAAGGTCTTCGTTGGGATCCCCACTACTTAAATAAAACCTATGATAAGAATAATCAAGGGGATAACTACGAAACCGTTAAGGGTTTGCCGAACATGTGGTCTGGAAGCTTTTACTGAGGAAGATTTGGTAAACTTTACGAAAGAAAAACAACTCCCACATGGAAGAGGAAATCAGTGTACTAAATGCAATAATGAATATCGGAGACGAAGGTATATCCCTAGACCACCAAAATCAAAATCAAACCTACCTTATCTAAGAAAATGCAAACGTTGTGGTATTGAAGCACAGACATCAGAAGACTTGAGGAAATTTATACCTCATAAAGACTGCCTTCATGGAAGACAGAATATTTGCAGAATTTGTTGGAATAGGGATCGTGCTAAGGGCGGGATATATTACGAAGCTGGGTCGAGACGATCCAAAAAATGGGCTAAAGATAACCCTGAAAGGGTTAAACAGATAAAGAAGAAACATAGGATGAAAATGGTTACGATTATGGGTAAACAAGTTGCTTTTGAGGAGAATCCTAGGACTAATATTTGCTCTAAATGTGGTAAGAGATACCCTGAAGAGCTGAGAAGTCAAACAACCATACATCATCTAAAATATGATCTCGAAGAGCCATTAGCTAACACGATAGAACTATGTCGTTCCTGTCACTCAAAGGAACACTCCAGAATGGCAAAAAAGGCGATAGAAATATGCAGAAAAATGGGCGTAGACTTAAATCTGGCTTAAAGGTCATGGTCGGAATTCCGTGGCTTGCTGATAGGGACATCTTCAGTGAATATCTTCCTAGTGCAATAGAGCACGTTGAGCGAGCAGCTGAGTATGCAGGTGTAGAGATAGAGGTTTTTAAGACAAATCCACTTGCAGGTAAGACTCCCCCGAGGGGTAGACCAATTATGACCGCGATCACCTTGAAGCTTAATGAGATCGTTGAAGAGTTCATGAAGTCTGGTTATCCTTTTCTTTGGATTATTGATGCCGACGTCGAGGTTCCATTACACAGCCTAAAGGAATTGTTATTACTGGACGCAGATGTGGCTACTGGAGTGTACTTGTACAAGAATAATCCAGAAGGTCTCGTAATAGTTGGCGGGATTAACTACAAGCACACTATATGGCACCTGAAGCTAAATGAGGTAAGAGGTAAAATATTCGGTGAGAAGGAACAGGTTCAAGCAGGTAATGGCTGTCTCCTAGTTAGGAGAAGAGTGTTCGAGAAGCATTTCCCTACTGTCCCTCCTATACGTTTCAAGGCTCCGATGGGTGCTCCAGGTAGTGACATCCTGTTCTTCAGGGAGGCTCAGGCTCTGGGCTTTAAGACAAGGCTGCATGGTGGAGTCCTCTGCGGACATCTGCCAGCGTCTCCGTTGAAGAGGCTTGAAGCATATCTGGAGGAAACGAAATGAAGATAAAAAATGCTGAAGATGGAGTTAATTATTATCTAGAAGTTTCAGATGAAGAATACGAGAAACTTCAACCATTCTTAAACCGATATGGTTTATTGGATAGGGTTCCAAAAAACATACCTAAACCCATTGAGGTTTTCGATTGGATGTTCCCTGAATTAATAGCTTCAGATAACAAGGGGATTACAAAATGAATGTTAGTGTAATAATACCGCACTTTCAAAAACAGAAGGCGTTCCTAGACACGGCTCCTCGTCTACTCAGTCAGTTAGAGGAAGGGGATGAGGTGATAGTAGTGGATGATTGGAGTCCAGATGGATTCAACCTTGTCACTCCAAAACTGAGGATAGTTAGACCCAAGAAGAACATCAATCACATTTACAGGCTTTCAACGTTGAGAAACCTCGGACTAGAGGAAGCCGTGAATGATACCTGTATAATCCTAGACCCTGATTGCAAGATTGATTGGGACTTCATAGAGAAGGTGAAGAAAAGCTTCAACCCAGCCTGTGTATATGGTGGAAGGATAGATTTCCAACGAGAAGATGGTGGAGTTGACCCTGACCCAAGGACAATTAGAGGGTATCCGCTTGGGTGGATGATCTGGGGAGGATGCATGGTTTTCAGCAAGTCAAGAACCAAATTGGCACAGGTTAATGGTCAATGGTTCTCTGAAGAGTTCAATAATAGATGGGGAGTTGAGGATAACGATTTTGCTAACAGGTGCTATCACTCAGGCATGGTTTTGGTGTACGCAAAGGAATTGAGTTGTCTACACCTATACCATGAAAGGAGTTTCGTTGGAGCCCACATAAACCAGGGAATTGCAGCAAATAACTTGAGGGACTATACGACAAGTCTCAACCAAGTATCTGACTACAAGCCCAGAGTAGGGGTGTTGGTTGTCACTATGATGAGACCAGCTTTCCTCGAACAGTGTCTATACAGTTTAGCTAGGGTCAAAATTCCGATCAAGATATACCTCGTGAATCAGGGAGACAAGTCCGACGAGACTATGGCTGTGATAAATAAGTGGCGTCAGAAGTGGTCTGTAACGTACAAGGAAAACGATTCCATCGAGGGATTAGCAGCTATGAAGCGGTGGGGTATGCAACTCATGAAGACTGAGGGCATGGAATACACTGTGATCATAGATGATGACGTCTGCCTAATCGGGAACTGCCTAGAGAACCTAGTTCAGATCGCGGATATGAACCCACATCTACATAGCATCTCCGGGTGGCTAGATGAGGGCGTATCAAAACGGATGCTAGGAGGAAACAGCATTACAGTTCCTGAAGGCGTCAGTTATCCTCGAATGAAAATCATACCGGGGTTGCAAGAGGTTGAGTGGGTTGGAGGAGGATTCACATTACACAGACTAGACCCGATGGTGCTCCATGACCCAGCCTACCTCATCGGATTAGAGGACTTTGACTACTCAAAAGAATTGAAGAGAAGAGGTCTAAGATGTGCAGTATTCGGAGGTGCTGGAGCACTGCATAAACTTCTGATTAAAGATGGTCAAGCACAAAGACAGGGAGCAAAAGGGAAATACCTAGCAATACGGATGGATAGGAAAAGGATTCGGCATAGCCAAGAACATTTCGAAGAAAAATGGGGATTCGAGGTCGTTTAATCAATGGTAAATATTCTATTTCTAAGGAGAAACACAGAGGACTTAACGGGTGCTTTAAAGAATTATCATCAGTTCTGTCTCGAAGTAGCTAAGATCGCTGAATGCAAATTCGCAGGAGAGGGCTGGCCGCTTCACATCAAGGGTGAACCCATAGATAAAACAGTCAAAAGGTTATACGGGGATGATTCACCAGATTGGGTTATAGATAGTGATCTCGGTGGATTCAAACCAGTACATAACAGGAGCTACAGGTTTGGGGCATTCATAAGTGATCTTCATGGCAAATACAGTTACGAAATCCATTCACCAGGAGGATTCATAAACCTAATAAAATACGCAGGGTACGACGCTGTGTTCTCAAAGTACAGGTTCATCTTTGGTCGTGGAGTACTCCCCCATATATTCGTTCAGAGGTTAGGGAAAACCTTGGTCTTCTTGCCTTGGAGTGCAGGGTATGATGAGTTCCAACCAGAAGCAATGAAGATGTTTGATGTGGCTTTCCTCGGCTCAGTTGGAGGAGTCTACGATTTTAGAAACATGTTGAAGAATCAGTTAGCTGGGTTCTGTAAAGCGAATAACTTGAGACTGATATGGAAGGAACCAGTGAACAAGTCTCTATGGGATATTAAAAATATTGACTACTCTAGAAGCGCAAAACACTTCTACGGGTCAAGGTACGCTGAAATCTTGAATCACAGCAGGTCCCTAATCCTCGGATGTAGCACCTACAAATACCCACTACTCAAGCTCTTTGAAGGTTTAGCTGCTGGGTGTCTCGTTATGAGCACGAGACCAAGCTCCGCAGAGGAACTAGGCTTCGTTGACGGCGAGACCTATGTTGAGGTAGACAAAAACAACTGGAAGAAGAAACTTGTATACTACAGTATACACAAAGACGAGGCTGACAGGATAGCATTGAACGGTAGGAAACTATTCGAGGAGAGGCATACTAGGGAGATCAGGGCCCGCGAGTTTGTTGCTGTACTGGAGGGCTTTAACGATGATTGAAGGAGTAAAATTCCAGAGCAACATAGTTAATCCAGTTATGACGGTTGTAGTGCCTGTGAGGAATCTGGGAGGAGCAAGGCTATTCAACTGCCTAACCTCATTGAAACAACAGACTCTGAAAGACGTCGAGCTTATCATTGCAGACTACGGTTCCTCTTCTGAAGGATTCAAAGGCTTGATGGCTATTGCTAACCAATTCGACTGTACGGTGTACAGATGTGAGACTAATTTCGTTTGGAGTCTATCAATAGCGAGGAACATCGGCATAAGGTTAGCTCTAGGAAAATACGTTGCAACAGTAGATGCAGATGTTCTATTAGAGCCCAAGGTGTTAGAAACTACACTGGAAACCCATAGCAGAAGAGAAAGATCCATCATAGTGAGCACAGTACATTATCTCCCAAAACTAGACCTAGATGACATCAAACTCCCTAGAGACTTTCCCAAGTTTGCAAAAATCGGTAAAAACCCAGGATGGGGCTTTGGGGCATTCATGTCCACCTCAAGGAGTTGGTGGCATAAGGTCAGAGGGTTTAATGAGAAGATGAAGGGATGGGGTGCTGAGGATGATGAAATTCTCTTTAGGGCTAAACTAGATAAGCGTCAGAAAATAATGATCCAAGAACTAGATGGATTCACTCTGTCAAAGGTGTATCATCAGTATCATCCGAAGCCTTGGCTTGTAAAGTCTGGTCAGATGACGATTCAGGCTCACGATAAATTCGCTGCTGCAAACACACATCTGTACAGGAAAACTTACAGGGGAGGAATCATAAAAAACGATGAAAAGACATGGGGTGGCAGAGATGAAGATTAGCTCAAGTATCATGTGTTGGAATGAGTCAAAAACTATTGACCTTGCTCTAAAGAGCTTAGTAGGGTTCGCAGACGAGGTTATGGTTACTGACACTGGTAGCATTGATGGAACCCAGAAACTGGCTGAAGAGTGGATGCAAATCCTTGACCTAAGTGGTGAGGTGAGAACCATCAAACCGAAAGGAGGTGATGATCTCATGAATGTGAGACTAGCTGCTTGGATGGCATGTTCAGGAGATTGGGTTCTTATGCACGATGCTCAGTTGGTTCTATCAAACGCATTGAAGGATGAGATGAAACACCATGCAAAGAATTACGGCAAATATTCCTTAGATGTTAAAAGTTTGAACCTGATGGGTGACTATGAACATTTCTTCAGTAACCGACAATTTATGGCATATCATAGAATCTTCTCACAGAGGAACCATGAATACGAGTTTGCCTATAAGACAAGACCACACTTCATCGGTGCTCATAGACCAGCTACACACCACGCATTCAACCTAAGCCGTGTTCGACCTGCATGGAGGAGTTGGTATCGAGGAGAGCCTTTTGATAGAAGGTCCTACAAGACAGGTCAAAAGGTTGGCGCAGGCAATTATAACCGACAGTATCAGTGGCTTAAAACCAGCGAAGATCAATCTCTGATTGAGCACACCGAAAGGACTGAAGGCTTGTCCTTGGAGGATGTGAGGGAGATAGCTCCAAGTTGGTATCTGAGGCAGTTACAGACTGAAGCAACACCACTCCCACCCTCGCTTAGGAGTACACTAGCTGAGGTCTTGAAGAAGGAGTTAGAGAACCCCAGGTACAAGCTTGAAAAGAGTAACGGAGAGATTTACGGTAGGTGGCCTGAACTGTGAAAGCAATCATTCTAGCAGCTGGAGAAACCAAAACCAGTTATGGCTTCCCACCTGACTCTAAACCGAAGTGTCTATTCCACGTTGATGGAAAGGTGCTTCTCAAAGGAATCGTTGACTCTCTGAGAGAGGGTGGAGTATCGGACATCAGTATAGTTGTTGGGTACAAGAATAGACAGATTTGGACATTTGATAAAGAGCACGATCTTGGTCTTAAATTTATTTATAACCCCCGCTGGGAAGTAGATGCCGTACATTCTCTCATTATTGGGTTAGAAGGTGTCGAGGATGATGTTCTGATCATGTACAGTGACATCAGATTCGAGCCCTCATTGGTTGAAGCCTTCTTAAAATCAGATAAGCCAATCACTTTGGCGACGGTGGTTCCGGTTATTAAACCAGACGGCTACGGGTTTGCTGGGATCCTCAGGGTATCCAAGGACATGATAAATATCTTCCAAATACCCTACCCTAGGCAACCAAATCAAGTGCAGGGAATTAGACTAGCCCACTTCATTACTCATGAAGCAATACGCCCACACTCAAAAGAGAGGGAAGGTCAAGTCAAGGTCATACAATGGGCGGTACCCATCTCTGACACCGACTATTATAACATGACAGACGAACACAGGAGATTGTCAAATTGACAATAGGGTATTCGTTCTTCGTTGGAGACCTGTTCCACGTTGGACATTTGAACCAGATCGAGCTAGGAAAGAAGGAATGCGACTACTTGATAGTAGGCATTCTCTCAGATGAGGCTGTCGAGTCTTACAAAAGGAAACCAGTCATACCGCTGTTTGAACGGGTTAGAATATTCAAAGCCCTTAGAGGAGTGGACTTGGTTGTTGTCCAGAATGAAAAAGACCCCACAAGCACCTTGCAGAGCCTGTTCGATATGGGTATAAAGGTGGACGTTCTACTTCATGGAGATGATTGGTGCGACGTACCTGGGAAAGGCTGGATAGAGCTACATGGAGGGAAGATGGTGCAGCCACCGTATTACCCTGATCAATCAACGTCTAGAATCATCGAACAGATCAAGGGGATTAAGATAATGAATTGTGATCTTTGCGACGAGATGGGGAATAATAATAAACCAGCAACTAAAGGAGATAGTTTCATCTGTTGGGGAAAACTTAAAACCCCAATAATCGAGTCATTCGACGGAAAGGAACATAAAAACACCCACAGTCTTTGCTTTAACACACCGAAAAAAGGACACGTTCATTTATTCATAAACCTACTAGATGCTGGTGTTTTAACACAAGCTATGGGTGAAATTGTCGAAGATGGTGTGAGAGACATCTTTCATAAACTATGATACTTTAAGGAGAAAAGAAAATGAACATCGTTGAAACCATTTGGTGGGTACTGATCGCGTACACCACGTTCATCAGAATGAAGTACCTCTGGCTAGGAAACAAGGTCAGAAGAACCAAGTCCACTGAGTCCATATCCACCAAAGCGATCCTGCATACTCATATCGAGTACTGGATTATGTTCGCGCACAACCTGAACATCTCGGACTTGAAAGACCAGATATTCTGGGGGTTCGGTATCTTCACGACGATGTTCACAGTAGTAATGCTTTGGAGGCACCGCGAAGACCAAGAGGACAACCTCAGGCAATGGCTATGGAAGGGACTTCTCGGTAAACTCAAGAATGAAGGAGGAATACTAGGATGAATTATCAAGACTTTTTCGGAGTACGAGGGTTCCACTCCCTCGTATTCGGCTTAACTAATCAATGCAACCTGCACTGTGAGAAATGCAGCGGGATGTTCAACTTCCCCATTGACCCAGAATCACCATACCCAAACAGAAGGACTTCATGGCAGCTCCCTGTGAGTGACGTTGAAACATTCTGTGAAAAATTCAAAGGAATAGGGGAGGAAAACAACCATCGTCTAACTGGAGGAGAACCAACTGCTATTGCACCTGAGCTATTCGAGGAGATAGTTGAGGTCCTCCACTCATACGGAAGGCGCGTCACCATCATAACAAACGGGTTCGGGTTGATGGACATAGACCATGCTACTCTGAACCAGATAAGCACGATCTTCTTGAACGATCATGGCATAAACCATGAACACGTTGAGAATTGCGTCAAGTACTTGAAACCCTTCTACAAGGGAGCCATAGGAAGGGACTCGAACACCTACCACTTCGATCTATGGAAAGCAAAGGACGATCAATCGAATAAAGGTAAGAAGTGTGGTATGTGGATGACCTTACCGACTCTGCTTAGAGGAGTGTTCTATCCATGCTGTAATATGCCTCTCATAGGGGAGTTCGACCAGAACCCGGACATCCACAACAGCTTCATGTCTGCTGGATGGGCTCTCAATGATGTGGATATAGTTCATAACTTGAGGAATTGGCGTAAGACCATTCCAAGATACGCTGTAGATCAGTGCATGGATAATTGTTGGCAACCTAACCCCAGTGTAGGTGGACGCTTCGACATAACCTCCAAACCCAACGACGTCATTAAAAGAGGGACACTGGAATGAATTTTGATGAATTAAGTAGCGAACTTAATACCATAATTGATGGTCTGGTTGGTCCTAACAACGAAGTGGAACCTCCTTATGATGCTTTACGTAGATGGCAAACAAAATTTAACCTGTTTTCTACAGATGTAGAGTCTAAGAAAACCAGCCCTGTAATGATTATTAACCTAAAGGATATGGAAGACGGGTTAGCGGTTTACTTAAAACTTCTTAATGAAGTTGAACGGTTTGGGGTTTCAAGAGACTCGTGTACATTTACATGGATTGATGATAATTCAAAGCAGACAGTAAACGGCCTAAAAGACGGAAGGAAACAGGTTTGAAGGTTCTATTCACTACAGTAAATCGGTTGAACCTAGTCTGCATGGACTTCTTAGCTCAACTGGAGCTAGAGTTTGGAGAAATCACTGAATGTAAATGGGCTGGTCAAGGACACCCCTTATTCCGTGAGGGTGAGAACATGAGTCAAACGGTGAGTCGAGTAATGCCTGACGCTGATTGGGTTATTACGTGTGGTAGACCACCTGAAATCGTCAAGGGTAAGCGTAGCTACAAGGTTGCATTGGTTGTAGGCGATCTACATGGTAACTCCGTTCTTGGAGTAAACATGATGGGCTTCATAAATCACATCAACAACGCTGGTCTAGACGCAGTTCTATTGATGTACACCCAGATCGCTAAACCCAAAGGTCCACCACCGAAAGGCTTCACACCCAGGATATTCCTTGAAAGGTTGACTATGCCGATATTCCACATGCCGCCAAGTATCAACCCTGAGCTGTTCAAGCCAATAGATAAGCAAAAGGAACACGACGTCGCGTTCTTAGCTTCTCACTGGCCGTCAGTCTATCCCTTCAGACACAGGATATGGAATGGACTCAGACCACTGGCTGAAGAACATGGCTGGAAAATAATAATGAGGGCTAGACCACAAGGTGACTCACTCAAAAGAAACATTGACCAGTACATCGAGAACGGGTTCATAGTAGGTCCCAAATACGCTGAAACTCTTGCATTAACCAAGGTCTTCATATTCGGGCTAGGGCAATTCAAGTACCCCACTACCAAGTTCGCTGAAGGAATGGCGAGTAGAACCTGCATTATGACTGACCCATGCTTAACGGCTGAGGAGCTTCATTTTATCCCAGATTGGAACTTTGTCAATATAACGCCCAAAAACTGGAAAGAAAAACTGGTTTATTACGTTAAAAATGACGGGGAAAGGGAGGAAATTACTCAAAACGGGTATAATACCTTTTTGAAGTATCATACAAACGAGGTTAGAGCCAAGCAGTTACAAGGGTTCTTGGAGGAACACCGATGAAGCTGAGTTTTGATCGTCCTGTTTTCCTCGGAGCTCACCCTGATGATAACTGCATTGGTGCAGGAGGGATCATGTCCAGGCTTAGGGGCTCAGAGTTTCACTGCTACACATTCTCATGTAATAACCAATTAAGGGAGTTTGAATGGGTGACAGCAATGGATTACCTTCAGCCAACCTCTAGTAAATTACTCCAGCTCAAAGGAGACGCATTGCCGGATCATCGTTACGAGATTAGAAAAGTGCTAGAGGAAATCAAAGACCTGATTGACCCCGACGTCGTTTTCACGCACAGTCTGAATAGCGTTCATCAAAGTCACATAGCTCTCGTTGAGGAAACTGAGAGGATAATGAGGAACGTCACGATACTCGGACACGCTGGGGTAAAATCAGGACCCAGGTTCGTACCCAACTTTTTCATTGAACTAAGCAGGGAAGAACTTGATGAGAAACTGAAACTAATCAAGTTTCATAAGTCTGAAGGGAAGAAATATTTCACTCAGCCCGACCTCATTGAAGCAGTGGCTAGGTACACTGGTGGAAGAATAGGCGTAGAGTACGCGGAAGGATTCGACGTCCTTAGAATAAAGGTGTAAGATATGAAAAAAACAAAACCCCGTGATCTGGAAGAGATAGAGAAATTCAACCTAAGACCCTACAGGGAGTGCATCATCACAAAAGGCGAGAACGTGACCATACATCCCTCGGCTACTCTTGGAGGAGCAGGGTTCACTTGGGCAAGAAAAGAGGATGGAAGTATCGTCCAGGCACACAACCTTGGAGAAATCATCATCGAGGACAACGTTAGAATCGGTGAGCACTGCACCATCAGAAGGGCAACCCTCCCAGACAAAGCCACAATCATCGGAAAGGGCTCTGTTCTCATCAGCTACGTGAACGTAGGGCATAACTGCATTATCGGTAAAAACACGTTCTTAGGACCCCACGTATGCTTGAATGGAAGCGTCAACATTGGAGAAGGTTGCTGGATAGCTGCACACGCTGTAATCCATCAAGGAGTCATCATAGGAAAAGGTGCAATAGTAGGGCTTGGGGCAGTAGTAACAAAAGATGTCCCACCCGGAACCACAGTAGCAGGAGCACCAGCTATACCCCCCAAGTTCTCTGGGAACTACATTCCCCTCTATCTCCAATATGGCAAAAACCTCGAACTCGGAAAGTTCAACCACATCCACGAGGGAGTACAAATTGGGGATGACGTTACGATCAGAAGCTACGTTGAGCTCAGACCACACACCATCATTGGAAACCGTGTGTATCTGGACTCTGGGGTAAAGACTTCTGGCCAGTGCAGGATTGGAGACGATGTCACCCTGAGGTATGATAGCATTATCGCCAAGGGCTGTGTGATTGAGGACAATGTTTTCATAAGCCCCCAGCTAATGACTGAGAACGTTAGCCACAAAGGAGATGAAGTAGGCGGTGCTCACATCGGTACTGGAGAATGGGACTACTCCACTCCGTATAGGGTGTTCATTGGTACAAACGTCACCTTAGCAGCTGGGATCGAGATATGTTCAGGAGCCATCATTGGGTCTAAAGCCAACGTCAGAAAGAGCATACTGGAGCCCGGAGTATACGTCGGGAATCCAGCTAGGAGGCTAGAGCGATGATAGGTCCACAACACCAAGTAGAAGGAAGGTATTTGGACGTCAAGTTCTATAAACCATACGCAGTTGTTTATCCGGGTGTAGAAATTGGTGCGGGAACCAAAATCGGTGAGTATGTCCGTATTGGACACAACTGTAAGATTGGGAAGAACTGCACCATCATGTACTCAGTCAAGTTCAGCAAAGACGTCACTATCGAGGATGATGTCTTCATAGGACCCGGCGTATTATTTGCCAATGACAAGTACCCACCCACCAAAGTAAGCAAGGGAGCAACTGTCAAGAAAGGAGCAATAATAGGCATCGGCTGTATACTGGCTCCCGGCGTCGTAGTGGGTGAGAGGGCTGTAGTCGGGGCAGGTACAACAATAAACAAGGACGTCCCAGATGGAAAGGTTATTGTAACCAAATCCACCTATCAAGTTTTATACACAAGAGAGGAATACGATTTGAAACAGAGGGAACATACATGAGAATTTTTTGTTCGGGCTCATCAGGATTCATTGCTAAGAGCCTGATTCCACACCTAGAGACACTTCACGAGGTTATCGGTTTTGACCTTGAGGATGGTAATGATCTGCTGGATGCAGAAATGGTGATTGAAGCCACCCGTGGCTGTGACGCTATAATCCATCTAGGGGCTATAGCTGAAATTCCATACTGTGAAGAACACCCCAATCTGGCAGTGAACGTGAATATACTTGGCACCATGAACATAGTACAAGCTGCTAACTTGCATAAGATTCCAATGGTTTTCGCATCTACGTTTGCAGCTGAGAACCCCAAGAGTGTCTATGGTCTCACGAAGAGGCTGGGGGAGAAAATAATCATAAGGGCTGGAGGAGTTGTGCTCAGATTAGCCAATGTTTACGGTGGGGAAGGATACCTCAAGAAGAAGAATGCTCTGGCGAACTTTGTGAATGTGAGGAACGATGGTGAGAGAGCAACAATCCACGGAGACGGCTCCGCCAAGAGGGACTTTATAGAAATAAGTGATGTCTGTGAGGCATTCGCTCGTGCCATTGGAGCAGAGCCTGGGATCTACAGAATCTGTACAGATAAATTTACCACCATCAAGGAGCTTGCTGATCTCATCGAGGTAGAGTATGAACTAGTTCCAAGGGAGAAACCCGTTGAACTGGACGCATCATTAAAAGGTTGGGAGCCAAAAGTATCTCTTAGAAAAGGACTTGAACAATTTGCACGTTAAAGTAGCTAGACCAGTAGTTGGAGAAGAGGAGATCAAAGCCGTAACTGAGGTGCTTATGAGCGAGTACTATGTTTCAGGTCCCCGAGTCAAGAAATTCGAGGAATCCTTTGCAAAGTACATTGGCACAGAAGAGGCAGTAGGCGTTGACACAGGCACAGACGCAATTAGGCTCACATTACAAGCCCTCGGGATAGGGAAAGGAGACGAGGTGATAGTCCCAGCTTTGACGTTCTTCGCAACTGCATCAGCTGTTTTGATGGCGGGAGGTACACCCATATTCGCTGATATAGACCCAGAGACATACAACATAGACATCAAGGACGTCCATAGGAAGATCACAGGAAAAACTAAGGCAGTTATCCCCGTCCATTACTTCGGGCATCCAGCTGACTTGGATAAGCTACCTAGAGATGTGATAATCATCGAGGATGCAGCTCAGGCTCATGGAGCTGAGTATAAGGGCAAGAAGGTTGGTGGACTCTCTAAGGCCGGGTGCTGGAGCATGTACGCTACAAAGAATATGACGGTGGCAACTGAGGGAGGTATGATCACCACCAATGACCATGAATTAGCTGCTACCCTTAGGACTCTTCGTAGTCACGGGATGATGGGTAGGAATGACCATGTTATGTTGAACGGTAATAACCGTATGAACGAGATAGCAGGTGCAATAGGACAAGTCCAACTTCCATCCTTAGATTACTGGAACAGGATAAGAGCCCATTGGAGCTCACTTCTAAGGTATGAGCTTCGAAACGTACCTTGGCTGAAGATACCGCCTGTCAAGGACTATTGCACACAACATGCTTGGTTCTGGTGCTGTGTCGAGGTTGATGAGGAACGGCTTGGAATGTCCACCGATGATCTGAGGAAACGTTTGATGGAGGAAGGCGTTGAGACCCGTCATAGATATGTTGAGCCACTTTACAAGCAACCTGTCTTATACCAGTTCCTAGACCTGCATGACTACTCAAGTGATTTCTGTCCAGTAGCTGAAAAGGTAGCAGGAAAGCTAATTGGACTCCCCAACCATCCACTGCTAACCTTAGAGGAAATAAACTATGTCAAGGATACCATCTACTCTATCTGATCTTCAAGGTCTTGATGAGGTAGAGTTTCACCACATGATAGAATGTAGGAGATGTGGCATGAAGTTCAACTCAAAAGATGAGGAGTGTCGTATGTGTGGCTGGAAGATAACCTATATGGGTGCTATCCAGCATACCCACGGAGCTTAGACCTTGAAAACCATCCTTGGCATCCCATGTTTTGGATGCAGGGATATAGACAAATGTGGCTCTAAAAACGAGACAAACCCTGAAAACTGTATTAAGCTCACTAACTGGCTTCATGAAAACATACATGGTACTGAACCAGTAAAGCCTGATGAACCACCTCAGAAAGATGTAAACGGCTTACATATATGCCATGTTTGTGGAAAAGAACTCCCCTCAGAGAGAGGGATGAAAATACATATTACCAGAATTCATAATAAACCTAAATCTTAATAGTCGATAGAATCATTATCACAATCATATACTGTCAGTAATCTGTTTTTGGGGTTGAACAACACGGGCGAAAATGAGGGTAACGGGGGCTTCATTCATGAAGCTGATTGCGTAAGAATTTCAGGTAAAATAAACTTAGCTCTATTCGGGGTTGATGGTCGAGGAGGGATGGAGGCAGACATAAAGACGATTCTGCAGAAGACCAGCTTCCTTGAGAAAGAGGTTCAGAACGGTGGCAAAATGAAACTTGAAGAGGAGAAACTGGATGTCACTCGTTTCGGAATCAAAATCGGTTTTCTCTCTGGCCTGATAGGTGCTTTGGCTGCACTGGCTATAGCTTATTTCACTAGATAACCACGCCAGCTTTTAGTCCATAAACTTTATTAAAGTATTCTGCATAGTTAGTTTGACCCAAAATGCAACATAAAATCCTTACAGGTGAAGTTAGGTTCACTTCTGATGGCAGGTTTATTAGTGCTGAAGAACAGATGCAAATCTTTAGAGAGGAGCGAGAAACACAAGAACAAGAGGAGGAACCCTGATGAACGACGAAGCCAAAGGGAAGCTAATAGAAATGCACAAACTAGCAGCTGAGGCTCTGCAAAGAGATCATCTTAACATCTATTGGGTAATAATCGGGAACATGAAAGAAGCTCATAAAGATGAGAGGGGTTTCTAATGAGTTCACCCCTTCTATTCCTAGTTGGGGTCTGTGTTTCAGTCATAGTTCTAGCCTTTGTCGTCACTGTGATTCAAGAAATCTATAATTACAAAGACCTTCAGGAACGCCTCAAGAAGGAACGTGAGAGGAAAGCAGAAAAGGAGAAACATAACAATGACTGAGCCTTGGCACAAACTCCCAATTAGAGAAATGAGGCCAGATTATTTTTATTCATGGATCAAGTGCGCTGATTGTGGGGCTAAGTATTATTACAAGGGTACTTGGAGTAACTCTCATAGTTGCCCTAAATGTGGAGTAAGCCATGAAGATCACTATAATTGTCGAGTCATAGGTGGCAGATTCAACCCGAAGAAATACGTTTACCCACAATTCAAGGAAGGATCACGTTGAGTTGTATTTGGCATAAGTTCAACCGCAACAAGACCGCTAGGAAAAAACAGTGTTACTATGAGTGGCACTGCCTCGTATGCTGGTTAAGAATCTTATTCAGCATCATCAGAACGGGTGTAAAACACCGTTTGAGGAATCCCAAGAAGGAGAATGATTAATTTGGGATCACATCAAAAATCTGCGTGTCTTGGGCACATATCGGAGAGGAAAGGGGAGAAACCAGGTGAATGGAATGGTGAGCTAGTTACAGCTTGCCCCTGCTATAAACAAGAATTATGTAAACAGCTGGAACTTTCAAGGAAGGAAAAACAATGACTAAACGAGAGGGATTATACGAAGCGTATCATTCAAATATGACACCGGGCTGGAAGAAGCCAAGTATTCTCAGACAAATCAAAGCCATAGACGAGAAAAACGATAAGAGGGTCAATGACGCCCTAGACTTGTTAACTACATTTGAGGAAAATGGTGACTGGCTCAACGATGAGACAAGACCCATTTCAATGACACAGTTCTACGAGATCATGGAGGCATTAAAATGAGTCATACTGAGGGAGTTCGTGTAGGTAATCAGCAGGAGATGGAGTTTGAACCAGAGTTCTGTAAAGGATGTCAAAGACCTTATTGTTCAGGTCCATGCCTAAGTCTCAGGAATAAATGGATGAACACTGAGGAGCAGATCGAGGAGGCAGAACAATGATTAAAACTTGGGAACTATGGCTTTTGTTCGGGTTCGTTGTGCTGTATAGCTGGTTGATTCATAAAATTAATGGAACAAAAACTCAGTTTAAGGGGAATAAAACATTGAGCGATGTTGATGTACCTCAGAAACATTCTGGAAAATTCATCTGCATGGGGTGTGTGAACAAAGGCATAGCAAGATTCCATGATAAACCAGGTCTCTGTTTTGACTGTATCGCGGAGTTAATGGGAATTAAACCCTTCCCCCATACAGGAGTGCTAAAACATTGAGCGAGAAAAAGGGACACCATACTCATGAGGCTTGGTTCAAGATCACTGATGTTACAAGCAGCTCTACAAGCACAGAGAGGTTTGCATCAGCTCAGGGGTTGACCGCTGAAGAGACGATTGATATGCTCAGAAAGGTCAAGGAGATGATGAAAGAATGAGTGATTCTGGATCAAAAACTATCAAAGAATGGGAAATTCAAATACGGTTTTATGGGGAAGAGGAGATGGCTAAACACATTAGGAGTCATCAAGATAATATGGGTGTAAACACATCCCGCAATAACTTCAAACAGAGATGGGTTAAACTTATAGAAATTGATAATACCTCCCCTCGCCCCAGACCCAACACCCCACCCGGAGGTATGTAGGGTGCCGTGGATGAAGCCGATTTGTGGGCGGAAAGATGCTGATAATAATAGGGTTGGTTGTTATTGGAGGGATATGGTTTTTGTCAAATGGATACAGGAGTATGATGGGTGGGCTAAGGACAAGTTTCATCGGGGTCAGTATTGGGAGGCTAAGTACAGGTGCAAGAAGTGTGGGAACACGAGGATAGCGGTGAAGATGCGTACAAATAGGCAGCTGAGGAACGCGGGGATCATAAAATGACTGAGTATGTGTCGAAGTGCCTGTTAAGGAAGAAGGACTATGATCATTATAAACGGGGCAAATGCAATAAGCAGGGAAACACGCTGCAGCATCACATCGAGGGAACCATAAATGACGGGTAAAGTTAGAGTCAGATTAATAGACGCTGACCAGAAGGAGAAAGAGAAGGGCTTTCCGAACCTTGCTTTGATGAAAATTAGTTCATATTATAAAACCGAAGGAGCTGAGGTAGGGTTCAACGTAGCAGATCCGAACCTAGTCTATATCAGTGTTGTATTCGAAGAGAACTTGGAACAAGCCAGAGGGATCGCTACCTATTACCCAGAAGCAGAGGTGTTCCTAGGAGGTCCCGCACTGGAGATTCCTAACACTCTACCCCCCGAGATAGAGAAATGTATGCCTGACTATGAGTTATATGGGAGTGATTATAGCATGGGATTCACTACTCGGGGATGTATCAGAAAGTGCCCGTTCTGCATAGTCCATAAGGTGGAGCCGGAGTTCAAATACCATAAGCACCCTCGCGTGTTCCATCACCCGGATCATAAGAAAATAGTGTTCCTTGACAACAACTTCTTAGCGTGCTCTAATCGACTGGAGACCATCCAGTATATCTTGGACCACGACATCAAGGCGTGTTTCAATCAAGGCTTGGACGCACGGCTAATAGATGAGGAGGTGGCGGTCAAGCTCGCGTCGATGAAGCTCTATAACCTGCACTTCACATTCAGAACGATCTACGTGGCCTGGGATTTGATGGATAGCCAAGATGGTGTGTTGAAGGGAATACAGAACCTAATAGATGCAGGGGTAAATCCGAACAACATCAAGGTCTATGTGCTGACTCTCTTCAACACCACCTTCGAAGAGGATAAGTACCGGGTAGAGAAGCTGTTGAAAATGGGCGTCGAACCCTATATCATGAGGTATAATGGGGATAAGTCCAGCAAGGATGTTAACCAACTTGCAAGGTGGTGCGCGAGGCATCTGTATCGGGTATGCAAGTTCGAGGATTATGATCCTAGGAATCACAGGTGATTAAATGAGCAAAAGTATTCCAAACGGTAAACTAGAGGAACTGGAGAAGACCTGGGCGAAAGCCCGTGACCTAGTCAAGGACATCAGTGAAGACATATCTGCTAATGAAAGCCAACTGCTTGACTTAGTAACACAGAAGGTAGCTCTTGACACCATAGATGAAAAGGCACTAGGAGACTTTGCTAAAACCCCGTACTTGATTATGCCTAAAGGGAAGAACGAGGCTTGGATCATAGTACCACGGTTCGTTGACTTTCACGTAGGGTGGCTGGAGAGACAGACATCCAGCTATAATGTGTTCATAGTAAACCAGTACATTGACATGATCTCTCCCCTACCTCATGACATCAAAGCCAGAGTAAGCATCGAGCCATATCTCGAAAAAGCAATACTCCAGCAACGACCAGGTAAGGTAGGTATCCTCGAAATAAACCCACTTGACTATGAACGGGCTAAGGAGAAGTACAAGAACAGTCTAGGCAACCGAGTTTCTGGCCGTGAGGATCAGATATACCTCAAGAAAGGAAAAGAGTTTTCGTTACTAGCTGAACTCATCAGAGATGGTATGCTTCCGTTTGAACCCAAGCCTGTTGCAGAAGATGATCTCAGACCTGAAAATGAATGGGGCAATAAAATCAAGCTCCGAGAGTACCAAGAGCGTGCCTTTGATTCATTCATACAGTATGGTGCGGTTGGGATCTATTGGGCTCCTGGGGCAGGGAAAACCTTTGTTTCAATAGAAACGGGGAACCGTGTGATGGGTGATAAACTTGTAGTAGTCCCTCAGTTGACTTTGAAGGAGCAATGGGAAGAACGTATTAAGGAATATGCGGTAAGTCCAGGAGAGTGGGAAGTTCAGACATATCAGTACATCACCCACAAGCATAACTATGACAGATTTGCGAAACGGGAATGGAAAATTATCTTCTATGATGAGTGTTTCCCTTACTATGATCAAATCTATACAGAATACGGCCAAATACCGATAGGATGGTTGGTTGAAAACAAAATACAATGTAAGGTTTGGAGTTATAATTTTACTAATAACCAATTAGAGTTAAAACCCATTACTTTCTTCTATCGAAAACACGCGAGTTCCGTTTTAGAGATAGAGACAGAAAACTCAATAATTCACCCAACTAAAACACATAATATATATACACCTGAAGGAAATCACTTACCTGCTAACGAGCTGAAGCTACTTGATGAAACAATATATCTGCGAAATATGTGGACGGAAATTCAAAAACCATCACGCCCTCAATGGCCACAAAATGCACCACAAACACCCGGATCACAACGAGAAGTTAAACAAGAAAATAGCGGAAGAAGGATTACATTGGAGCAAGACAAACCCAGATGCTTGGGAGAAATTCAAAAAAGACTTATCAAATTCACGCATGAGAGAGAACAATCCATACTGGAAAGGAGGGGCTCATCAGCAAACGTGGGCGCGAATAGCATACGAGGATTATCTTTATCCCAAGGAATGTATGACTTGTCACGGGAGGTCGGGTGCAACACAGATAGATATTCACCACAAGAATGGAGATCGAAAAAACAACTCGAAAGAGAATCTTATGGTTTTATGCCGTTCTTGTCACGAAAGTCTACACCGCGGGGATGGTCACACTATACAACAGTGGATAACATTAGAGGAATTCGAGAACTTACGCTTAATGATCCCAGAGTCTATGATCTTGAAGTAGCGGATAATCATAACTATTTCATTAATGGTGTTTTAGTATCGAACTGCCACCACCTCCCAGCAAACACGTTTAGCAAACTGGCCGTATTCAAGACAGATTACAGGATAGGGTTGTCAGCGAGTCCATACCGCGAGGACGGGCGCACTGAGTACATCTTTGCGTTAACAGGGTTCCCCATAGGGTTGAGGTGGCGTGAGCTCATCAGTCTTGGCGCAGTTGGTGAACCTGACGTCAAGGTGTATCTCTATTCTACTGAGTTTAGGAAAAGGGCTGACCTAGACAATTTGATAAAGACGCGAAGCGGTAAGATTCTAGTCTTCTGTGACTCAGTACCCACAGGTAATACCCTAGCCAAAGCTTTCGGCGTTCCCTTCGTGTACGGGAAGACGAGGAATAGGCTGGAAATTGTAAGGGATAATCGTGTCGTGTTGATCAGCCGAGTAGGGGATGAAGGCATGTCTATTCCTGATCTGGATACCGTTATTGAGTATGATTTCCTTTACGGTAGCCGACGTCAAGAAACCCAACGTGCAGGTAGGCTTATGCACAACAAGAAAGGTGGTGAGCATATCATAATGATGACTGAGGTTGAGCTAAGTAAGTATGAGAAGCGGCTGTATGGGTTGGAGGAGCAGGGTTTTAACATCAGGTTCGAGAGGAGAGCATAAACTCCTAACCTTTAGCCCATAAACTTTATATAAGTTTCTAGCATAGATAGTTTGACCCAAAATGGAAACATCAAAAAAACTTCTGGACAACATACCTCCAAGCTGGAAAGGGTTATCACAATCTGAGTTAATGGCTGAGGCAGCTAAAGCACATAAAGCATACAATAAAGCCTGGTCTGAGGGTAACACCGAGGAAGCAATCAGGAGGAATTATGAGAGTAGGAAACTGGTGGCTCTCTACTTTTCAAACGCCGAAAGCCACTGAGTACAAGAAGCGCAAACCAAAACAGGGTACTGATCTATTAAGTCACATTTTCTATACACCTGGGGCGATCTAAATGACCAGTACTCTAGTCTGTAGACATTGTGGATTTGAGACCGAGGCATACGATATGCACATAGGGGGAGGTTATCTTGAAGCGTTTGAATCAGCAAAAGAACATATCAAAAAGAAGCATAAACCTCAATGGAAATATTGGCTCACTAGAGGTAGTGTAACCCAAGAATGTTTCACGGTCAGATAGGATAATATTAAAACGTGTGTAGTTCTATTATCTCTTGAGAGATTAATTTGGCTTACGTTACCTCAGCTCAGGTTCTTGCAATGGTTCATACGAAGCTTACCCCAACTCAGCTAACCGACATGATAGCTAGAGCCGATCAATGGGTGGATGACCACGTTGTAGAAGCCGATCTTAATGCTATTCAATTACAGTTGCTGAGTCTAACTAGGTGCATGTACAGGGTTTTGCTTATGGACCCGACGGCTTGGAAGCTTGGTGAATACTCGCAGGACGCCAAGGTTCAGAAGGAGAACATACTCCATGACCTCGAAGAAATGGTTGACCTCTATAACGGTGTAGGTACTCCTAACTTCATAGTGGGACAGGACCCGGTGGACGGATAGGTGTGTAAATGGCTGCAAGCAGGTTCGCCTCGATATTAGCAATGAGAGGTAAACCAGCTGTCATACGACGTCAAACTGGAACTGAACGAGACTACGGTTCTGATGCTGCTGGTTTCACTTGGACAGATTATCAAAAGACCCTAGTGTTTCAGCCCTCAAGAAGGAAGGGAATCACAGAAGTCCTCTTGGATGCTGGAATAATCAAGATGGGAGACGGAAAAATATTCACCCTTGCATCAGACGACATACGGCCAGAAGATAGGGTAATTGTTGATGGTGGAGAGTACATGGTTCTACCCGGCTTTTCTCCTTGGGATGCTTTAGGGGGTACCCTCTTTCGTGCAGCTGATGTGAAACGGGTGTATGATTCAGTTTCAGCAACCTTCTCAGGAGTAACGAACATATTCACAGAGGACTTTGCAGATGTATTAGCTTGGACTGTTAAAACTGGTGTCTGGACTAACCCCGCTGGTGAATACAAGTGCGTCTCCGGGGTTGGTGTTGACGGTATCTCGGTAGCAGGTACGTTAACGTGGACTGACTACATAGCTCAGACAGATGGACGAGTAGACGCAGGAGACATCGGTAAAGCAGGGCTCGTCTTCAGGTACTCTGGAGCAGGGGCAGACATCCTAGCATATAGCTTAATGATTGACCCCACCAACGACAAAGTCACACTTGAGCTCCTATCAGGAGCAACATGGACTACACTACTCGAAGCAGATATGAACATCGAGACTGATACAGACTACGAAATCAGAGTACATTGTTTCAGCCACTTCATTCTCTGCTTTGTTGGAGGCAACTTCATATTCAGTCTCTCTGAAGCAGAGATATTGGAAGGACAAATAGGTCTACGAAGTGAGGACGGGACAGCATTCTTTGACGATGTGGATATATGGACGGAGTAATGAACAATGGTTAGCACCTTAGAAACTGTACTGGAAACCATAATCGCACAGCTCAAGGCAGACGTTGGAGTTATAGCAGTTCTACCCCCAGGAACAGGAGCAGAAATCCCTGTATTCCACGCCAGACAGAAACGTAAAGACGTCTTTCCACGGATCACAGTGATGGATATAGCAGTAAGAAGTGAGGTATCCGGGCTCGATGATGGTTTTGACGGAACTTACGTCTATCAATGGGAAAAAGCGTTGATTCAGATCGACTGCTACAGCTCAAGGGACTCAACTGAACGTGATAGGGTGTGGATGGCAGCTAAGACATGTCTGTTAAAGAGGGCTGTTAAGGTCACTCTTAGACGGGCTGGAATAATCTATATTCACGAACCCATGTCAATTAATGTGGATTCACTTCAAGCAGCCCCGGCTGAGTATAGAAAAATGATGACTTATTCGGTGTTCTGGTTTAGTAGAGCATAGCCTTAAATGTTCTCTTAATCATATTCAAGATTAGAGGTTAATTATAGATGGCAGAGATTTACGTGGGCAAAGACGTCACTGTTGAAATCTGGAACGCCGGTGAAACCGAACAATTCACAGTTACTGTTGCTCAGGAAGTAATATTCAACCCTGCCCAAGCTATCGAAGGCATTGACGGGCTAGGAAGCGACCTAATACAAGTGTGGGCTGCTGGCCTGAAAACTTTTGAAGGGACATTGTCTCAGCTAATGGTTGACGCAAGCAACCAGCTTTGGCTACTTGCCCCATTCCAAACATGCCTTACAGAATACGTTATGAAACTCATTTGGGATGATACCTGTGTACCAGTGCAGACGATCACGATAACGCTTACGGGAGTAATCTTCCCAAGGGGTGCAATTCCTTCCCCGAAGAACGCAGCGGTCATCCTCGAAATGCCGTTCAGGGCTAAGAATGCAACCATCGTAACAACTTAGGCTTGGTGAATCAATGGGGAAAATAACAAGAGCTATGGTGCTGCAAGGCACTGAACTCCGTCACGTTGTTGACATTCCACAATGGAATAAAGAGGCAACTCTCACCGTTAAACCTATCACCGATGGTCAGTTCATGGAGATACAGGCTAAGATGTTCGAAGGCGTCGAGCTTGGTGAAGACAATGAACCATTCAAAGGCATGACCATGACTGAGATTTCTCAAAGAGAGAAAAATGTCAGGAGACAAGCCGTAGCATTCGCATTATCAATAGATGGTGAGGAATGGGCACCAGAAGATGTAGCTCTCCTACCTCCAGGTGCAGTTGATGCCCTGTATAATGATGTCGCTCTGATTTCGGGTTTTCCAAAGGGGCGTCGAGCCCAGGCTCCGCCTTTAGAGGAATTGGACGAGGTGGAACAACTGGAGCCTTCAGAGGAACCGGAGTCTCTGCTGACGAAATAACCACTTTCCTTAACATTTATGGCTATGGTCTGCATATTCTACATCAGAGAGGATACAAGCTAATCACTGGTAGAATCTTAGATATGACACCCTTACAAAGCAGAGTGATAATAGCACTAGGCAGGTGGGTGTTAGGACAAGTCTCAGAACCTTCAAAGCAGGAAAGTGAGATGACTGATGATGAGAAATACGCCAAACGAATCAGGGAAAAATGGACTGCAGGTAAAAGAGTGTCCACTTTCGGAGACCTCGCGCGTGTTCTCAGACCAACACCGAAGAAGAAAAGGTGAGTGTGTTTGGCTACTGTAACACTTTCCGGGTTCAACGTTTTCACACAGTATCTAGGTAAACTACAAGATTCACTTGATAGCATTGCAGCTGCTGCTGTTAGAGAGGTTGCTGAGAGTATTCGTGATGATGCAAAGGAATGGGTAAGAGTTGATACTGGTAGCCTAAGAAAGAGCATCAGGGTTCAAAACCGCAGACTCTCAGGAGGGTTTCACACCATCGGAGTATCAGCTGGTGGGTACGTCACAAACCCAAAAACAGGAAGAAAGGTAGACTATGCCTTATATGTAGAGGCAGACTATCCATTCTTGAGACCTGCTGTGATGGCACATGCAATGGACTTAGTTGCCGCAATGAAATGGAGGATGAGCAATGTCTGAAGTATTTAGTATTGTAGCATACGTTAAAGCCCGTGTAGATGAGGCTAAGAGGGATTTTGCAACATTTCAAAAATCAGTTGACGACAGCAAACAAAGCCTAGATAATTTGGGAACAGCAGGTGACGTTGCAGCTGGGATCCTCATTCAACAATTCAGTCAGAACGTAGTCAGGGCATTCGAGACATTTGGAAGAGTCACTGTAGACTCGTTTGCAGATTTTGAGACAGCAACTGCACGTATCATAGCCACAACTGGAGCAACAGGAGATGAGCTGATAGAGCTCACAAGCATTATTGAAGAATCGGCTATGACACTTGGAACCGATTTCGGTGTAGGTGCAGCAAGTGCAATGAGTGGGCTTGAGTCTTTGGTTAAGGCAGGATTAGACCCAGCAACTGAAGCAACCCAAGCACTGGAAGGAGTCTTACAACTAGCCACGATTGAGCAGATGAACACAGCATCTGCCGCTAACATGGTTATAGCTGCAATGACTCAGTATGGTCTAAAGGCAAAGGATACCACCAGAATAGTTGACGGGTTCGTTCAAGCATCAGCAGCTGGAATTGACACTGCAGCAGGATATGCTAGTGGTCTCGCAAACGTAGGAGCAACGGCAGCCTCAATGGGGTTCAGCATGGAAGAGACATTGGCTACCCTAGTCCAAATAGACGCTTCCCAGAAAGATGCACGAAGATCAGGAACATTCCTTAACAGGATGCTTATTGACCTAGCATCCAAATCAAAAGACGCAGGACTGGAAATCTACAACGCAGACGGCTCAATGCGATCTATGGATGATATTATCACTGAGCTAAGGGTCAAGATTCAAGGATTCGGCAACGATCAAGCAGCAGTAAACGAATGGCTAGGACAATTCCAGTCACTCTCACAGAGAGCCATACTCTCCCTAGTAAACTACGATGGAACAATAGAAGACACCCAGATCAAACTCCAAGGTATGTCAGGTGCCCAGGAAACAGCTAACGTAATTCTAGACACCTACGCTGGTCGCCTTGCTGTAGCTGATGCAAAACAGGAAAGTGCAGCTATTGGGATGGGTGAAGTAACCTCTGAATTGAGTATAATGAGTGCAGAGTTCATGGCGTCCCTTGGACCCGTAGGTCTCTTAGCAGACTCCCTTGGCCCACCTATGCTTAGTGGAGCAATGCAGGGCGTTACAATGGTCTTCGTTCCACAGCTGATTAAAACCCTCGGGCAAATGGTAGCCCAGATGGGTTTAGCAACAACCGCATCCACCATCCTTGGAGGTGCAATGAACATCATGACAGGTCCCATAGGGTGGATTACCCTTGCGGTGGGAGCCCTAGCTTTGGCTTGGAGTAATGATTGGGGAGGCATACAGGAAAAGACAGGTGCTGTGATTGACTTCATTATGGAGAAGATTGCTTGGGTCACTGATGGGATCTCTTGGTTTGGAGACTCTGTTAGAGGAATACTCAAATGGGTTGGAGATGGATGGACGGCATTAAATGACACTATCGGTGAGCAACTAGGTAGTCAAGTCGTACTTGTTGAATCAGCTCTTGACGATGAGCTGAATGCAATAGAAGATAGCTATGCTGACCAGGTTAGTTTAATCAAAGAATCCTATGTAGAAAGACTATCAGATATAGATGCAGCATTAGCGGGTCAACTCAACGTCTCTGAGTCACACTATGAGGACTTGAAGAGACTGGCAGAAGAAGCTCATGAAACAGCGTTAACTGATTTACAGGAGCATTGGGTAGACCAGATTGATGAAACAGCTGAAGGCTGGGAAAGCGTAGTTGAGGAATACGAGAGCCATTACGCTGATATAATTAATGAAACAACCGAAAGCTATAGCAACCTGCTTTCTGAAACCGAGACATTCTATGATGATATGCTTGCAGAGCAGAATGCGTTCCTAGTTGCAATAAGGGAAGGTCGAAACCGTGATCTTGATGACCTTGAACTCAATTTCCTGTTAGAAAAGAAGAAACTCGAAAACCAGCTTGAAAAGAAGAAAATCTCAAAATTCGAATATGAGAAAGATATGGAGAAGCTGGAGAAAGACTACCGGGAGAAGAGGGCAGAAATCAGGGATGATTACCGCATACAGGAACTGCAGGCGGAAGAAACCTTCAGGACTGAGGAGGAACGCATTAACTCTGAGAGAGCCGATGCCCTTGAAACCATTGAAAAGGATAAGGCAGATGAGTTAGAGCGTATCAACGAAGAACAGAACGCAGCCATTCAACTGATTAGAGACGCGGAAGCCGAGCTTGCAGAGCAACATGCAAAGGAGTTAGAACAGCTTGCACTAGATCATGCAGCTGAACAAGCCCTAATTACATTAGAGGCTAATCGAGAACAGCAAAGGCTCACATTAGCGAACCAAGAAACACTCAAGAGGTTAGAAACAAAGCTTTACACCGACCTCGAAACAGCTGAGGAGGAGCATAAAACAGTTGTCACTGACACATGGACGGACATGTGGGATGACCAGATGCAAACAACTAGAGACGCCACTAATGACATTGAAACAAACGTAGCTAACATGGATTCAGCCCTAGCCACCTCGATAGAAGGTCTTAGAGATTGGGCTTCAGACGTCGTTGATGCAGCAAAAAGTGCATATAATAAGGCTAAGGATTGGTGGGACAAAATCTCACGCGGAAATAAAAGCAGTGGAGGCGGCGGAGGCTCGCGTGATGGAGATGACACCGTAGTTACTGCCCCTGATCTTGATGCTGGAGACACATCACCTTCCACAGAAGGACCATGGGGTGGTAGCGAAAGATTTGCGCTTGCCGAGGGCTTTGAGGGATGGGTTGATAAACCCACTAACTTCCTTGCAGGTGAGGCAGGACCCGAATACGTAAGCGTCACGCCCTCAGGAGCTTCCCGCCAGATTGCTGGCAAGACCACGATCATACATGGTCCTCTTCTTACCATTGAAGGAAGTGCTGATGAGAAGACAGCCAAGCTCGCAGCTAAACTTATTATGAGTGAACTGAGGAAATATTGATACATAGATATTCTTGGAATCGTAAACCATATAGCATCCACCTGCATCTATATTTTAAGAGGATAATCTGTTATGGGGTTTCCAGTAGGTCAACCAATATCAGTTAGGTATCATCACGGAACATCAGGAGTAACGCTTCTATGTAGAATAGCCGATGAATCAGACGGCGTGTTTGGGGCTGAACTCACTATGACTGAGAACGCCGCTTTCCTGGCTGCCGGGTGGCCAGGAGTATATGAGACCATTTTCACACCTGATGCGGTGGGTAACTGGAAGGCGTACCTCAAATACGGTCCATACCGGATAGGTCAGCAATTCTTCCGGGTTGGGGAAGGTGATGGTTTACCTTTCACAGCGACAGCGAGTAGCACAACGACCCTGACGGATGCAGACCTACTTGATGTTGCGAATAACTACATTGGTCAGTACGCGGTTCCCCTCAGCGGGAACATGGCTGGGCAGGGCAGACTCATCACCGAGTATAACGATACAAACATGATCACTGTCTCACCTGCTTGGGCGGAAGACCCCGGCTCAGTGGACTTTGAGATAAGACCCACCCCATTAGGGTCACTGCTTGGTGTTACACCCGGTTCTTGGTATGATGGGACGGCGCAGCAAAGCCTCGCAGATATGCCTGTCGTACAAGTTACCATGACGGTGCAGAAGGAATCAAGAGTAGATCAAGCAAGTATGGTTGTAGCAACTTTGTCTCTCCACAACCTTAGAACTGATTCAGATAAAATACTGCAACCTGAATACTCAGGGTTTGTTATTTACATCCAACGTTTCAGACCAGGAACTGATGCAGATTGGACTAACGTAGTTGCAGGAGGTGCATTAACTGGGGTTGCAGGATACGCTTATTATGATTATCACTTCCCTACCGCTAGTTGGAAGGATGGAGATTTAATCAGATATGCAATACAAGACGGTCAAATAGAAATTCCTGCTGGAAGTGGACAAACATTCTTTGTACCATATTTATTCGATTACGGTGTAATCGGTGGAACCAGCGCTCTTATTGAGATGAGTGGGCATCCTTTCCTCGGGGAATCAGATGATGCCACGGTTAACACCCTTACCTGTGCGGAGCTTACGGCTACTGCGGAGATGTATGTGGGTCAGATGCTTGTCCCGTTGGATGGTGCCTGTGTGCAGCAGGGACGGCTGATAATTGACTTCGATGAAACCACCGATGTTTTAACGGTGATGCCTGATTGGCCCAGTGACCCTGATGCAGTAGATGATATACGGTTCACGATTATTCCCTCCCCGGTTAACGCCCTTATGGTAGCGGGTAAAGGACTTGAAGCAATCTTTGACATCGTTGACGACGTACCTGTTCTTGTCAGAGTAGGTGGGATTCATGATCAAAGTGACGCTGCGGGCACAGAGGATGATCTTGTTAAATATGATGCTCCTGGAGGGAACTGGAACCCAACCAAGTTCCTCATCGATCTCACAGAGATGGCGGCTGTTGATGACTTGGATGTAAAGGTGTACTACCGCATGACTGCGTTGGGTAACTATATCTTGGAGACCGATGAGAACTTCATTAACGCACAAACCATAGACTGCAAAGTGTTCGATCTGCAACCTAACAGGTTCGGCATGAAGATTACGACTACTCAAAACGCGGGAGTGGCAAGGGATTGGGATTGGGAAATGTACTCGGAGGAATCATAGATGTCATCTTCAATAAGTAGACAGAACAAGAAACTGTTAAAACAACTTGCGCCAGGGGCTCACCGGGAGAAAGTTTACCCATACGACACCCTCGGAGGCATAATTGTATGCGGGAACACGGTATGGGGTGACACCGTAAGCATTGTGCCAGTTGACGGCTTACTCGCTGGCTATGGATGGGAAGTGGGAGGTGACCCGTTACCATATCATATCGTAGGGTTTGACATAGTTAGTAAGTCTAACCCAACGGTTCAATATGTATTGAATTTTATCAGACTCGTTAAAACTAGTGCTCAAGTACTTAACGTAGACAGTGGCTTAGGTGAGGCACCTGCTGACCGTATCTACGTTCCACTCACCGGAGGCTTTGAGGTTGATGATTGGGTGTGGGTTGTTGCTGATGATGAACTCGGAGGAGAACTCAGCCAGATTGACTCCATTGATCCAGATAACTATCTGGACATGGATGGTGACCTCGCGGCTCTCTATGCAACAGCTGAGAACGCGGTGGTGTACCTCGTGAGGAGGCTCACTTATGAAGGACAGTATCGAAGTATCTGGACGAGTTTCAGTGCAGCTAGTACAAAGGAAATGCAACATGTAACCCTCCACGCCGGTAGGGAGATGGAGGCAGGTGATGATTTGATTGCAAGGGGTATTAGCAGTGAAGCTGGTACGCCTGAGGTGTACGTCACTGTTGTATATGATGATCAAGCGGAGTAGGTGGTGAGAAGATGAGTATAATAGATTTTAAACAGATCGCGGCGGAGGCACTCATTGTCAGTAAGGAGCTTCGGCGGCTTGGCACTGAGATGCGTGTGTTCTGCACCAAAGTTGTGAACATTGAGGCTGAGGATAAGGATGGGGTTGAGACTGTGTTGAAACCCGAGGAGATGAAGACACGGTACATGGAGCTTCGGGCGCAGATTGCGGCGATTGAGTTCCCAACCAAAGTCACACCACCGGAGGTTGACCCATAATGGTGCTTGAAGAACATCTTGTCTGTGACCTCAGGATGAACGAAGGCAGCGGCACAGTCACCCGTGATCGGAGTGGGAATGATGCTAAGGGAACCTTCGGGGCAGGAGGCGAGGCTCCGTCATGGGCTGACGGAAAATGGGGTATAGGAAAAGCTCTATCCTTTGATGGTGGAGACATCCTCACAGTTAATGACTTAATCACATTACTTGCTGCCGTGGAATCTGGGGCTATTGAGGCATGGGCGAAAATTGACACCGACGCAGGAGCCAATGAGACTATATTCAGCGTGTCAAGGAACGTAAACGCCACTCTAACTGAACTACTAGTCCTATATAATACAGGTGGGGCTACCGATAACTTCATAATAGTGTTAAGAGTGGACGGGACAACTCAATGGTCGGCAGCGAGTGCCGTAGGTACTGTTGACCCGTATATTGGAGAATATGTTCACTTGGTTTTAACTCAAGATGGGATTGAGCCCACTTTGTCTATTAACGGGAACTTATCTCCGTTGATTTTTAGTGATGAGACTGATAAAACAGCGTGGTTTAAGGCATTGATAACGGATGCCGCCAGCCCATCTGATGTGGCTACTGTTGGGGCGGTTATAAGAAATGGCGCCAAATCAATACACCTCACTGGTGATGTTCAGGTTCTCCGGGTCTATGATGCTGTGCCTTCTCCTCAGCAAGTTCGGGCGTTGTATGCGGAGGGACTCATTAAGCTCCGTGATGGTAGGGTGTTGGATATGCCTTTCAACGAAGGCTCAGGAACCGTGACAAGGGATAGAAGCCCATCAGACATTCAGGGTGTTTTGACTCCGGGGGCAGGAGGATGGGTAGAAGGAAGAAACGGGAGGCAGGCGATTGATTTCGATGGCGCCGATACTAGGGTGAATTGTGGGAATCCGTCCTCTGTTGACAACATCTTTGATGGTGGTGGTTCGCTTAGTGTGTGGATTAACCCAGACTCAGATGGAGAAGCAGGATCAGGGAGAATATTCGATAAACGAGATCCGGGGTGGCTATGTCTTGTCAAATCCGAAGCTGGTGGAAAAGTTGAGGTTAGGCTACATCAGGACTTTGATATAACTGACGGGGTGTGGGACACAACATTCCCAATAGTTGTGATTGGAGAAGACACCCATTTGGTGATAACTTACGACAGCATGGATGTTGGAAATGACCCGATTTTCTACATAAACGGAGTGTCATACACTGTAGACAATGGAATAACAGAGACAACCACTCCCGAGGGTTCTAGTGCGGATGACAGCACAAAGAGCCTTGGATTAGGTGGGAGGACAACTGGAACTAATGTTTTCGATGGCAAAATCGACTCACCCCTTCTTTATAAAAGAATTCTTTCTCCAAGAGAAGTTCGTGAACTGTACGAGGCGACAAAGTAATGAGTTTCTTTGATACGTTTATCGCACCAAAACCGCTTAAAGACCAGCAACGGATTGTAAACTGGCCACCGTCAATGGAGTTAGAGACTGTTAAGCACGATCAGGACTTAAGTATCCTGAAACATGATATAGTGTTGGTGATACCTGAATGACTTTAACAGTTCACATACGAGACGACGACCTTCAATGTTTGGAATAGGAAGAGAGTTCCGTGAGAGGTATGTGCAGAGATTAAATTCATAGTCAAAAAGGAGAAAAGAAACAATGGGTCGGCTGTCGAGTAACGTTATATCAGGACCCGGTACTTGGGGTATGACTACAGACCACTCAATCATCATGAACGTTATCCCGCAGGATCACATAGCAGACGCGAACCTTTGGTATGGCAGAGTAGTGGTAACAGACTTAGATGACGTTCAACATGACTTGACCCCCATGAACCTCAGCTCAAGCGACGTCCTGAAGCTGAACCTAGATCACCTGAAAGCAGATGACTTTTACTTCTCCTTCGAGGACTACGCTGGTGACAAAAGAGATTGGCTGGAAAGAGGTTGTATGGTCGAGATATTCATCGACAGGTTCACTCCTGCAACTACGTTGAGACTCTATGGGATGGTCGAGCTGGTAAATGAAACATGGCCGTTACCATCCACCGTCATAGTCACAGCTACTGGACGAGATAAATTCAGCATATATTTAGATAGAGTAATAACTGAAACATACCTAGATAAAGAGGTCAGCGTTATCGTAAAAGACCTGTTAACATTATATGCTCCAGAGATTGACCAAACGAATATAGATGTAACGACGACAACTCTTGATGACGCCAGATTCCCATATCGTCCTCTAAAGGAAGTATTAAACTACCTAGCCACGGTCAGCGGGTTCACATATCGCTGTGACCCATCTCTTAACTTCTACTGGAAGAAAACGAAAACCGAGGACACTTTCATAACCTATCTCAACACGGACATGGATGCAACCCCAGATAAAATATCAAGCCTCTACCCAATCAAAAACAGGGTATATGTGTTAGGCGGTGACTACATGGAGGTAGATCAGGAGTCTACTACAGTTGCTGCAACGAAGAACACAAAAGACTTCTGGTACGCCCAAAGATTTACCCCAGAACGCTCCAGCCTTAATCAAGTAAGTCTCCACCTAAAGAGAACAGGTGATCCAGATAACCTAGAGGGAGAGATAAGAAGCGATGACCCAGGCAATGGACCCTCCGAGGTTCTAGGAACTTTCACGATAGACGCAGATTTCATTGGCACAACTGCAACATGGAGACCTACCCGAGTTGACGCCGATCTTCGTGTAGGCTTCGATTATTGGATTGTCTTGAGGAAAACCGGAGATGCTGCTAATAACTATGAATGGTCAGATGATAACAACAACACTGGTGTAAACGCAAACTCAGGTAACGGTGTCGCTGGAAACTGGATCGTACAGGCTGCAAGCTACCTATTTGCCTTCAAAACACATTACTCTGTTCCAGTAATAGCTGTGAAACAGGACTACGACTCAGGGGAGAAGTACATAATATGGCGAGAACACGTTCACAGGGATGAAGCCATAGCATCACGGGCAGTAGCTAAACAGACAGCACAGGCATTACTCGATGAACTTGTAGACGAAACCCCTAGCATAAAATCATTGAACACCATAGACCAGGACACTGTCCCTGATCAAGGTAAACTAATCACCCTCGACTTGGAGCCTCTCAAAATAGACATGGTTCAATACCAAGTGAGACAGGTATCATTCGTCTTCAAGGGCGGTCAGGTAGGCACTCACTATATGGATGTTTTCCTCGGAAGATCATCAGAGGAATTAGATGAATGGCTTAACAGGCTACGACTCGACATAGACCGGATCAGCATCGGCTCCTTCGGAGTTGAAGAGGGACTTGTCCCAATGGTTGAGGCTATAGGCCCCGACGAGGCAACAGCAGGAGACTCCCTCAACCTCACAGTAGTTGCTTCAGGGGCGTTTGAAATTGGCAGTGCTCGCATAGATTTCAGTGACATCTCATAGACTTCTCGGATATAGGATAATTTTTTATATTGTCAAATTTATGTTTAAATAATGGCGAGAGATCCCAAAGGTAGATTTGTTAAAGGTCATATTCCTTGGATCAAGGGTAGAAAGGCGTCTGAGGAAACTAAGCAGAAACTTGTTGAAAGCCACAAGGGGCAGGTTCCTTGGAATAAGGGTGTAACAGGCTATACTACTTCATGGAAGGGTCGGAAACATTCTGAAGAAACTAAGCAAATATTGAAAGAAACCCGTAAGAGGCAGATATTCACTGACGAAACTCGGAAGAAAATGAGTGACACGAAGAAAAGAATGGGGAATGAACCTTTACTGAATCACATTAAAGAACACGGTTCATGGAATAAGGGCTTGACCAAGGAAACGGATGACCGGGTAAAAAAATACGGGGAGTCTCAGAAGGGTAAGGTCATTTCTGAGGAGACTAGGCAGAAAAATCGTGAGGCCAGAATGAAACAGCGACTACCCAAAAAAGATACCTCTATTGAACTTGCCTTACAAAGGGGACTTGATGTGGTAGGCATTAACTATGACACCCATCTTCCAGTCTGTGGTATATGTCAACCTGATATAGTTTTTCCTGAAATGAAACTCGCAGTTTTTGCTGATGGGGATTACTGGCATAACCTTCCCGGAAAAAGAGAAAAAGACTTAAAACAAAACCAAGTTTTGAAGGAGAACGGCTGGACAGTTCTCCGTTTCTGGGGACGTGAGATAAATTCTGATATAGAGGGTTGTGTTAATAAGATTAGGAAACATATAGGCTTTCTCATCAGGGTAGACAAGGACATGATGAAATGAAGATAAAAGATAAAGTCAAGATGCGGGGACGATGTCGTTTCACGATAAGAGACGCCGAGACGGGAGAGATCGTTGAGCAGACTCCTTGGAGAGATAACCTAGTCACGGATGTCGGAGAAGAAATGTACGCCCAATTAATGAAGGGAGACACAATAGACCCATGCAATTACTGCGCCGTAGGCGATGATAACACACCAGCCGCCGAAGCCGACACAGTTCTAGGCTCTGAGCTAGGACGACTTGAGGTAACGGAAATAACCATCGCAGGCTCCGTTGTCACTTACAGCACATTCTTCGGGTCAGGCGACGCCAATGGTTGTTATGATGAGTTAACTGAATGTCTAACTGAGGGTGGCTGGAAATACATTAAAGATGTTCAAAAAGGAGAACAAATATTAACCTTAAATGAACAAGGATGCCTGGAGTATCAACCTAACCTAAAAACCCATAAATATTCACACTCAGGAATCATGTATTCCTTACAGCGTCCTGGACGATTCAATCTTCTTATTACCCCAAAACACTGGTTAATCGTAAAGAATCATTCATGGCATGACCATATGAGAAGGTCAAAAATATTAACAGGGAGACAATGGCACCATGATTTATTTAAACCTGTAATGACCGAAAACTGTCTTCATGGAAAATGGGATATGATTAAATCAGGAGAATGGCATGGGGAAGAACCAGAGACCATTACTATTCCGGCTTTAAAATACAAAATGCAGGCGTGGAAAACAAAATATATAAAAGAGAAACCTGAAAGAAAATTTAAAACATCCCCCTTCCTAAAGCTGACGGCTTGGTATCTTTCAGAAGGTTCAGTTGATTATGGTACGACCGGTAATCCTAATAGAACTAAAATTAGTCAAATAAAAAAGGAAGAAAACCGACAAGAAATTGTTGAATTGTGTAAAGAATTAAAACTAAATTACTCAATAAACAAAAAAGGAATTAACATAAATGATAACCAGATAGCTACTTACTTTACCGCTTTTGGAAAAAACGCCCTGGAAAAAAGATCACCCTTATACATTAAACGATTATCCCAAAAACTAATTCAAGAGTTCCTCCACACATATATGAAGGGGGATGGCAATCTCAAAAAGAACTATCTTTTCACTTCATCACCGGCAATGAGAGATGATCTCCAAGAACTAGGCATCAAAGCAGGATATGGTGCAGACTATACTGCATACATATCTTCAAACAGCTTTTCTGAAAAAGAAAAATATACAATTCGATTATTAAAAGGAAAATCACACTTAGCTATTGGGCGTGGACACTCTTTAAAACCCGTGCCTTTTTCAGGGTTTGTATATTGTTTAGAGGTGCCTAACCATGTTTTTCTAGTTAGACGAGAAGGAAAAACGGTGTTTTGTGGAAACACATGGTGGGAAGTAGGTATGCTTAACGCAGCGGTAGGTGGAGTCCTAATTGCTCGTACCGTTCTAGGAGGCGCACAGGTAAAAAACGCAGCGAACACAGTGACGATAGATTATGAGCTTTCTGTTACTTGAGGTTGATTTGATAATGATAGTCGATACAGATAAAGAGAACAACGCATATTCTAATTTGGTGACGCTGTGTCCGAGGTGTCATGGGTTAGACATAGGAAAATCAATAAGTTGAGTGTGGTTTAGATGGCTGAGAAAATAGGTGAACCAATTCCTCGGGAACTCTGGGATCTTCTGGAATTAAACCTTAAGATACGCGACGAAGAGTATCAGATTAAAGGCTGGAGGGCAGCTGTTTTCCGTGAGTTTCTGATAAACGGTGCAGCCATGACCCCTGACGGGGTACATAGTTTTATCGCTGCAAACGGTATGTTCAAAATTGACTCTAAAACTGTGATTGAGTTCCTATTCAAACAAGAAGAAGAGGGGATGCTCACAAGCCGTAGAGAACCCAGCGCAAAAACTCCGCATAAATCTAGACTGGTTTTTGTTTCAGCGTTTCACCCAGAGATGATTCAGTATCAAATGATAAAACACAAGGAGGAGAACTAAGCTGCCAGGACAAAAGTGGATTACTGGAGATGTTATTACCTTCGCTCGTATGAATCAGAAAACCCTCATAGTTCAAGCTGCAGAGCCCACAATTATGTATGTGGGCATGTGCTGGTTTGATGTAGATGATGATAGATTGAAGGAGAGGAATGCAGCTAACGCTGCATGGATAGAACGCCCAGGCGTCACTCTGACAGCTACTATCTCGGGTCTTTGGACTTTTGACCGTGGGGCTGCTGTCCCATTCGCTGTGGATGCAGCGAGCCTGAAGGTTACGAACCTTGACGCTGACAAGGTAGATGGACAGCACAGAGTTCTTAACATTAATGCTGACCATGACCATGAGGGCGCAGGTGCAGAGGGCGGAACCCTTGACGTTGCCGCTATTGCCTCAGGGATCCTTAGTGTGGCGAGGGGAGGAACAGCACTCGCCGCGTATGCACAGGGAGGAATACTATACATTTCAGGTGCAAACACCCTCTCAAGGTTAGCCCCAGCCGCAGCTAACCGGGTGTTGAGATCAACTGGAGCGAATGCACTTGAGTTCGGAGTCCTTGTTACAGCAGACATTCCCACCCTCACTATAGCCAAACTCTCAGATCACAACAAAGCAAACCATGATTCACTGTTGATTTATGCGAGGTATGCTTAAGAGGACTTGAATAGTATGCCGTTTGTCTGGACCCAGAACATCGCAGTCGATGCCCTAATAGAAGCAGCTGACGTCAATGAGGTCAAAACCAACCTTGATTCCATTTACACAGCCTTGGGGATCACTAGAGGGGGATGTGGGGCTGGAGGAGGATGGGTTGAACTCCCCGTAGGAGTTGGTGACTTGATTGAGTCAGCTGACTTTCAGGAGATGAGGGATGTCACTGACTTTGCCTACGACAACAGGTGTCCCTCTTTTGATGCCGCTGATTTTGGGTCTGATGAGGCAGTGCATGATGAAGGCGTCGATGTTGGAGATAACACGGGTTATAATAGTGACGACGACTCAAGCTATGACGATAATGATCACGGCACTTATGAGTCAGGACACGATACAAGCGTTAATGATTACGATGACGACTCATTTAATGATATAAACGTGTAAGGTGGAAATGAAAAAATGCCGTTTGTTTGGGTGCAGAACATCGCCGTAGACGCATTAATCGACTCAGCTGACTTGGCGGAGATTCGAACTAATGTAGATTGGGTGGAAGATAACAAATGTGCTGCCCATGATACAGGGCATGATTTAACAAATCATGGTCCCGTTGATAATGGGGATGATGCACCCGTGAACGTCGGAGAAGATGGCACCTATGACTCTGGAGATAATGACGGATATGATGGCACAAAAAACGCTGGTGCTAACTCTGGGGAAGATGGCAGTTACAATAATGGAGACAACAACGTCGTTTAGAAGGTAAATAAAATGAGTCTTGTAGCAGCAGAAATGTTAACCACGGGTACATGCCCTTTCAACTGTTCATATTGCTATATTCCTAAAACGGAGTATATGAAGGAAATACACGCCAAGCTAGTTGAGCATCTTCAAAACGGGAACTACATTGAGTTACTGAAAAAAGTCTATGGTGAAAACCTTACTCATTTAGGGCTCTGGGGTACAGAACCTACGCTCACAATACCACTGATTGCTGATCTTTTACCAGCACTGTTAAATGAGTTTCCTCTTCTGAAGGAGATAAAGTTTTCAACAGCTATGATTTCAGACCCTTTGATTATAGCGAACTTTGCTAAAGCATTATCTAAAACAGGAGTTAAGATTAACCTCAGCGTTCAGATGTCTCTTGATGGTCCCTCATGGATTACTGATAAAAATAGGATGCGTGGAGCCGCTGCTCTTGTCCCTAAGAATCTATATGCTCTTGTTAGGATTCTGAATGATCATGACCTCAATGAAACAACAGTCGAGTTCCGATGGAAGGCAACTCATAGCATCGAAACAATCAAAATATTTGCTAATAGTAAAAAAAGGATTCACGAGTATCTTGGCTTCTTTGAGTCTATACGTCGCCGCTTCAACAAGATCAATAAAAACAAAAACATGAAACTTGTCTCAACCTCGGCTCCGACAACTCTCGTAGTACCAGGAAAATACACCAGCACAGATGGTAAAATATTCGCAAAATACCTAAAGACCCTCCACAAAGCAGACTATGAATCCACTTATAGTAGTCGGCTGAATAAAATCTTCAAGTATGGAAGGGATATAGACAAAAGGAGAATGTTTACATGTAGTGGTGGTGACTCCAATCTCGGCATAGCCCCAGGTCGGATACACATCTGTCACCGCACCTTCTACCTAGACGATGACAAATACATTCAATCAGTCTTAGCATCTGAAAGCTCAGTTGGCGACGTAGAAAATTGGGACATATCCCTTTTCCGTAAAGGTACAATAGATTTTGTGAGGGACAACTACATTGTTCCCGTCTCTGACCTACCTCGGTTCCTATACGTGATGCGTGGCTATCATGATTTCTGGCGGCTACAACTTGGGCATGTAAGAGCTATGTTGATAGAGTTAGCACTCGCTGGTCAAGCAGATGAAGTATATATAGACGATGAGGAACTAGCCTCTCTGTTCTGTCTTTTTATGGAAACAGCCTTAACCTGTCCGATGGAGAACTTGTTAAATACCGGGTCTATCCACCTTCAAACTGTATCCTTGATAAGGCTGTTTGCAAACGGAGCTTTCCAAGAACTCCTAAAGGAGGCACAACGATGAGTTATCAACAAGAAAACGATACCCTAATCACCTCTCTATTTGAGCGAACATTCTTCGAGTCATGGAACGCGAACCCCCCGGAACTCTCAAACTTCCATAGGGTCGAGTTTATACTTAACTACAAATGCAACCTTGCTTGCAAATATTGCTATGTAACCCATTATGGGGATGAACTTTATCCTCCAGAACTCTATAAAGATGAAGCACAAGTGCTAAATAACCTAGAGATGGTGCTTGATTGGTTTATAGAAAACAATTATGCTCCAGAAATAGAGGTATTCTCAGGAGAAGCACTCATTCAAGATATAGGCTATAAAGCCTTGAATATGATTCTTGATAAATTTGAAGGAAAGATCAAGACCCGTATTATCATCCCGACAAACTACACCTTCATTCTTTCAAAAACGCTAACCAAACAAGTTGAGACGCTCTTAAACCGAGGTAAAAAAATAGGGATACCCATTTTTCTGAGTGCTTCATTTGATGGAAAATATTGCGAGGCTAATCGTCCCTTCCAGCCTGGAGTTAAAGACTTGCGTGATGATGATTATTATGATAAGTGCTTTGCCTTCATTAAGAAATGGGGCTTCGGGTTCCACCCAATGATTTACTCTGAAAAAATTAGAAACTGGAAGGATAATTTCCTTTGGTTCCAAGAGATGCTTAAAAAACATAACATCCCTTGGTATAGGATATACCTCTTATCCGTCCGTAATGCTGAGTGGAGTATTCAACAAACCCGTGATTTTCACGATTTTATTGAGTTTCTAATAAAATGGGTCTATGATAATCCATGCAACAAAGACCCTAAGAAATACCTAGATTTTCTATTCAAAAAGCGTGGATTCAATATCCTCAATGGTCCTCTTTCTACTGTAGGCAGAGGAATTGGGTGTTCCCTTCAGTCACAGTTATTTTTACGGCTGGGTGACTTAGCTATTGTTCCATGTCATAGAACTAGCTACGAGCACTTGATCTTAGGACACCTAAAAGTGGAGGACAACAAAATCGCAGGGATCTCCGCAAAGAACCCAGAGTTAGCAGTAACCAAACACTCGTTTAGTGCAAAAATGTTTCCTTATTGTGAGACCTGTCTTATCCGTGAACTTTGCAGCTTCGGGTGCTTGGGAGCGCAGATTGAGACAACAGGTGATTTATTCACGCCCATTCCCACCGTTTGTCGTCAGCAACACGCTAAAATAAGGAGCATGATTAAAACCTATCAGGAACTTAATATGCTTGATTTAATTCTCAGTAATCTTAGCACTGAGAAAGTGTACGCAATCAAAAAATTGGTTGAAATAATATGAGTGAACAGAAAAACCCACAAGAGATGTTTGATGAAAAGATAGAGACAATCGAAAAGATCATGGAACATAAAACAGATTTCACACAAACCTACGGTAATAAAGGAAGTGACATGATCATAGCCGCTTTCGACATTATGCGCGTCCAGTTTAGTGCTGCCATTCAACTGGAAACCTTGGAAGAGTCAGCCAAACTCGCAGTACAAGAGAAAACAGAGGTAGTTGAAAAAGCGTTAAAACTAATGCTCGACGTAGCCCTCTACAGGCCGATAACCAAAATAGTTCGTCACCTATCCCTTGAAGTCACAGAGTTTGCCAAAAACTGGAATGATCAAGTCCCTCAATGTCCAAATATAGCACAAAAGATCGCGGTTCTATCACGCATCGTGTCATCCCAGAAAACTATGGATGATACTATCCAGATCACAAAGAAGTTGCTGGAGAAGCTACAACGAGAAATGAGCAGACGCCCGGTAGCCTATGAGCTTTCTAAGCACTACCTTGAAAGCACAGACTTTTCAATCAAGAGACGAAATGAAAAACAAAAGGAGGTGAAGTGATGAAAGTACACATTGATCGGATTCGTTTGCTTGAAGACTTCGTACACGTAAAATATTCGTTAAACGAAAGCACTGTTGTTGGCTCTGTAAGAATACCTGCCGCAGGGTTTCAGGAAGAGTGGATTCCAGCAGCGATTAAGCGAGACCTTCTGCTAAAAGAAGAAGAACGTGGGATCATAGAAGACCTAGTTCAGACGCTCGAAGGTCAGGAAATAGACATCCCCGAGTAGTGGATTAAAGAACAACTTTAGTCCATAAACTTTATATAAGTATTTGGGAAAGAAAGTACGACTCAAAATGCAAAAGAATAAAAACAGGATAGCAGAGCCTAAAGGATTTATAAAACAGATAGAGTTCACGGCAATTCTTATCGGAGTAGTACTCCTACTAGGAAGCTACCTCGTTCTTCTGTACACCTTCATGAGTGCATGGTTTAGCCCAATAAAAACTGTGGTCGTTCACATTAACCAGCTGGGAGAAGCACTACCGGAGCTTATATTCCTAACACTGACCTTTCCATGTGTATGTTATTTACTCGCTCGACTTAAATGGAGTAATAAAACCAAACGTATATGGATTGACGTTAAACCATCAGAATAGAGTAATATAAAAAATAGCCAACCCTCTCTAGTACAGTAGTAACGAAAGCATTATTAACCCATATTATAACCGTTATAAGGATTAAAATGTCGGAAGATAAAGCGTTGATTCAAGTCTCCGTTGAACTCCGTGATACCCTGAAATCACAAAGAAGGATAAAGCCCGATGGTGAACTTGAAACCATCGAGGAAGTCCTTCACAGGAAAACTATGGAGAAAGGGCTAGACTTGAGAGGCAGGAAGATAGGTCACGATGAGAGGTAAGAACGAGGATTCAGCCATAGAACAATTTGAAGCAGAGGGATATGACGTTATCAAGGTAGGGATTCCAGACCTCATTCTACTCAAAGAAGGCAAAATCAGATTTATAGAAATCAAGACAACTGGTAAGCTGAAACGCGATCAGAAAAGAACCCATGAACTTTTCAGAAAACACAATATTTCTGTCGAGGTATTTCGCTTAGGAGAACAACCAAGTACAAATATTAGAATCTCCGTTGAGCTTCGTGATACCCTGAAATCACAGAGAAGGATAAAGCCCGATGGTGAACTTGAAACCATCGAGGAAGTCTTACTAAGACTTACCCGTGAGGCTGACATTGATCTAAAGGAGAGGATAGAGTAACCTTGACGGTGATAACGTTATCATGGAAACCTGAAACAACCTTTCCTGAGCTTGCTGAGGGCTTGATCAATGAGTTTGAGAGACAAGCACTCACAAAGGAGGACATATTGTTTGCTTTCATGGCAATTAGATCAGCAGCATCTCGGATAGGATTGGACGTTGCGGGTGACGAAGAAGAGCCTCCTACGCCAGCAAGACCAGAAGACGCTCCACCACTACCTCATGGAGACGCAAGCACAGTGTTGCTGAAAGCAGCTGAGATAACCATGTCTGCTGTTGGGATTGTGCAGAACCAGACTGATTGGTTACATGAGAGACAGGAAATTACATCTCAAGCAATCGAGGCGATCAACGCTGACTTAGATTTAATAGCTAACGCAGTGGTTCAACTTGGAGGTGCTCTCCCTGCAAGATAGAAATAGAATTAAGGTTCTAAGTATGAACCTATTGAAAGTTTCGGCAGGTGTTGAACCAGACTCTAGGCTTGTCGCCCTGTTCAAGAACAACCCAAACACAGAATCGGAAGTCAAGGTAAACATCGGTGACTGCGGCGAGCTTACCGTTGTTCACGGTGGGAACATCGTGGCTTCAGCTAAGAAAGCTGGAGTGAAAGAGATGTGGGTTGATGTAGAGTTACGGTCAGAGGGTTGGGTTGACTTCAAAATGCTAGTTGGTAAGGCATACGATGGAACTGAGCTTGACCAGGAACTTCTACACCCAGACTTCGCTCAATGGCATGTAACTAGGTCAACAGGAAAGAGGCTAAGGGAACTCCTACAGGACCTTGGTGACATCAACGGGAAAACTATCTTAGTGCAAAACTGTGGAATCGGTTTCTTCTGCCATGAACTCGTGAAACGAGGAGCAACAGTAATCGGCTTAGACCCGTCTCTACATAAAATCAATGCAGCTAAACACCTCTCCAAGGTCTACGAAATGCCGAAAGACAACCCCACCTTCAAACACGGTAGCCTGTTGACTCATGGAACTGAGGACAAGTATTACGCTATTTTCTGGCAAGGTGGATACTGGACTACGTTGTTATCTAAAATAGATAACAGGCTTTTCCCCAACCAGTACATAGCTTTGGATTTGCTTGGAAACTACACAAACAGGCTATACGTTGAGCTAGAGCCAGGGGTACTAAGCAGGGAGATGAGCGACCCCTCGTTACCAGTTAGGACTTCTAAATGGGAGTCTTGGAAGGTAATATCCATCGCTGATTGGCCGCTTCTCAGGTACTTGAAGAGGGCTGAGGTATCAGCATGGGTGCGTCTTCTCGAAATTCTACGGCTGAGAAAGCGTGAAGACCTTGATCTAGTTAAGGCTGAGACCTGTTCAAAGTGTGGTAAACCAATGAGGTTCAATCCTTGCGGCGGGTTTTGGTGGTGCGTCTGTCAACAGGAGAGATCACAATGAAAACTCTAGACGACATTAGAGCGAGGATGACGAAGCAAGAGAAGGATGCCGGAGATAGTATTATGTGGCAAGCTAGTGGTCATCATCCCCTTTGTATCTACCTTGTAGAGTCCTACACAAAAGGACACGAGGATCAAGTAGACGAACTCACAGAAGAGAACGTTATCAAAGAGATGGCGGGCTACATGCCATTCGCGGTTGGTAAAGCAGAAGATGAACGAGGTATCAGTGCAAGTCGTAGCATTTGGAAATACGAACAATGGCTATGGGTTCTGGAGGACCCACTCGCTGATGAGATTGGTGACTTCGATGACTACGGCATGACCCATCTTCTAACCATTGCTGAGAAGTACAAACTATCAACCAAGGATGACCCATGATGACTGAGATGATTGTTTGCCCATCCAAACTTGGGAACAAGACACGAGAAGAATGTAATGGGTGTCAATGGTGTAGTCTGGGGGATTGTCCTCCAGGGGCGTACTTTGTAAGGAACGAGGAGGGAGACAGGAAGCTCTTTGAGGATTATCTGTATGATCCCACGAGTATCGCTGATGAAAATGGACGCTGGAAGGTTGTGTTCAATGTTAGTGAAATCACTCTAGAGGAGCTGAAGGCGAAACTGGAAGGTATGTTCGGGTTGACTACCTGTAGTCGAGAAGGACTCTGGATATATGACCTTGATAAACAAGAAGAAGAGACACAGCCAAATTATGACGGGGTGAGTGCTTTTGTTGGGATTCGACGGATGGTTGAAGAAAGGTTTTCCGAACATGAGATCACAGGAGAAGGAGATTCCAAAGATTGGAAACTATACGCAGACGGCGATCTAGTGGCACATGGTTCAAGAGAGTCTGCGGCTTTCAGCTGGACACTGATAGCAAAAGAGGTCAAGCAGATATACGATCTCATTAAGGACAAGGAGGTATCCTGATGGCAAAAAAGCTCCAGTTGAGGAAAGCTAAAGGCAGGATGTTCACCACGCCTGACTGGACTTGTACTTTCTGGCAAGGTTGTTCACACCACTGCATCTATTGCTGTTCTATGTTGATGGGTATCGGTCATAAATTCAGGATGATGGTGGACTTTAGCACCCTCAAGGACTTAGAGGTACGGGACTGTATAATCTACGTGAACAGTGCTCATGACACCTTCAGCAGGAAGCAGCTGGGAACTGAGAACGTTAACAAAATTCAGCAAGGCACAGATGTTCCCGTTGAGTGGATAAGGGACATGTTCGAATACATTACTAGGCAGGACCCTAGCATAACTTGGATGTTTGTCACAAAGAACCCCGCCGGGTATCTTGGATGGCTAAAGGAGCTAACTGAATTGAAGGATCGGGTGATCTTGGGTGCAACCATTGAAACAAACAGGTCTATGATCATGTACAGTCAAGCTATCAAGCCCCAGGTGAGGGCTTGGGTTCTGCACCACCTATCCCAGAAGCTTGGCTTCAAAACCTTGGTAAGCATTGAGCCTATGTTCAAGTTTGACCTTGAACTGTTCTCATCATGGATTAGTAGAATCCATCCAATGGTTGTGGAAATTGGGTTAGATGGTTGGGAGCATAAGCACAAGAAAAGCTTACCTCAACCTGACTTGGATGACTATCGGCAACTGAAGGAAATGTTAGATAGTATTGGGATCAAGGTGATCGAGAAGCCTAGTATTGATGCGTGGTTCGTAAGTGAGGCATTAAATAAGGTAACTGGTTGAATAGATAATGCCTAGATCATTGAACCACAAAATCAACTGTAAGATTCAGAAGTACAGGCTACATAGAAACCCAGAGATGTACTGCAGGAGGTCTCCAACTGGTATCAGAAACACTGGTGTAAAGAAGTGCATCGGTTGTCCTATGGCTACTGTTGACACTAAATATGGGACTACTCCATATTTTAGCATAAAACAGTTGAAGGGTCTTAAGACCTGAATATTTCATCCATAAAATTTTTATAAGCCTAAAGGTTAGATGTATTGACCCAAAATGGAACCCCAAGTAACAGCAACCTGTGAGGCTATAGACTGTCATAAGAATACAGACGGAAAATGTACAACCACGCCTCACATTAACGCTAAAGGAATCTGCGTCTCCTTGCTGACAAGCATGGGATCCATTCGAGAAGCCTTCCCAGAAATGGATTTGTCTTAAAATGTGTTCGCAAAAATCATTAGATAAAGTGAAGGCAGTTACTGAGATTCATTACAAAGCTAGAGGTAAAGATGGACGGATGATCCTGCTTGTCCATTCAGTAAGAAAGCAATGGGCTTCGAAGCTCTACGGGAGTGTACTTTAAGGACCTCAGTTTCTCAGGTTAAGGGGAAGCAGAGGTTGGCTCCAGCGCATTGTTTTCCACGAATATATATAACTGCATTCCATGATTGTCCTTATTACAAGGAGGGAAATAAATGAGTGAATCTTGTTTAGTTCAGAAGGTTGATCTTTTAGGTGTAGCGTGGCCTGTTTGGGTTTGTAAGAACACTGGAGTAGAGTACGGGACTCCTGAATGTGCTAACGTTATGATTTTTGGTGAGTGTAATCCAAGGGAGCCTGAATATTATCATCGTAGGATGAAACTGAAGTACCGGAAAACTCACCCTGATCAGGTTACTATGAATGGTAACAATCTACGTGAGATATTCTGGGGAAATTCACAAAAAAAAATCGAGGTTGAGCTGAAATGAGTAACTATGATAAGATGAAAGCCTTCGAGAAAGCCGCTGAGAGAGAAGGATTCAACACTGATCGGGTGTACGATAAAGACGTTGGGATAGCTGTAGTCTTCAAGGCTCCTCACACCCATAAAAAGGAGATTAAATAGGATGCCTCATGTGTATGAATGCGCGCGTTGTGGTGGCCTGATGTTGAACAAGGGAATGACTCTCCACCTCTCCCGCATCCACGGGATCACTGATGACGTCGCAGGGGTAGTTGATGATAGCCTCGACATCAAGATAGATCACCTAGACGTTCCCTTTGGCTCCGCTGGGTTAACCTATAAACTCGGTTCCGTTGTAGCTAAGTGGATGTTTGAGGTTGGAGGAGATCACTCGACAAAGTTTATCCGGGGTAACATTATCCTGTATCGGCTGTGGGTGAATGAACGGGTGAGGACGGTCAACAATAGACCAGGGGTTGATGTGAGGGCTCCAACATACCTAGAGAACTACCTAAAAAATGAGGGGAAAATGGAATGAAACAAAAAATTAATCTCGGTCACATTGTTAAAGCTATAAATCGACCACTAATCATCATCCCGACTACTGACCCACATCCTCAACATGGTTGGCGTTCATGGGTAGAAATGGAAAATCCATCTGTGATTCATCTTGGAGACCCTAGTGATTTAGCCCATGAATTAGTACATGTACTGCATTTTTCATTGGGTTGGGACTATGATAAAGCCTCAGAAATCATCGGAGTCTCATTTGAAGATGCACACAGAGCCTTTTTTGGAGAAAACGAGGAAATGGGTGAGGATGAAGAGGATTTCGCGGAAATGATGGCTCCCTATTTCGCAGAATCTATAATAAACGACCAAAACATGAGGGGAAAATGGAACAATGACACTTGAACAAGATTGGATAAGAGTAAAGGAAGCCTTTCTTAAACTAAGAAATGATAGTTGGGCTCCTAAGATGTTTCTTTTCGCAAGAATAGAACACATGAGGAAGGCCAATAATAAGGGAATAGATTTCGCTATTAGAAGATTAAAGGCATCGGATGAATACAGGGGTAGAATAAAACTGTACGGTGGTCCATCAGGGTCTTATCCTCGTTATCCATTACGGTGTTATACTCCTTTAGTTAAAATGGAGCAAGTTTTTTCATTGATCGGTATTCCAGAACTTAATATCCGTAAAAATGGAGGTACTAAGGTAAAATGAAACAGATGGATTTAATGGGTAAAGAGATGCCGGAGGAACTTACAAGAGATGGTCCTACTCCAAATGTGATCCTTCACGTTATAATTCCTGAGATGTGGTGTGAAGGAGATCTTACGCCTCATGGTAAAGTACCTTTGCCGTGTGATAAACCAAAGAACTTTGGTGAGGATGGTCAGTGTCGAGAATGTTATCTCGAATACTTGGAAGATCCTGAACGAGAGGATGATATGTACTGCACATCCATTAAAGGAGAGTGTTGACGGATAAATAGAATTGAAGAACTGAAATCAAACCTTGACCTGGTTAACCAAAAACTTAGGAATAATCTATCACCTCAACAAAAATCAAGATTGATGAAAGGAAAATATAGGTTGAAAGGGAGAATCGCAGAGGCAGAATACAACCTAAAAAGGGAGAGTAGTTAGGTGAAAAAAACTAGAGCTGGACCACCCAAATGTGAAGTATGCGGGTCAATAATGGAGGCTTGGACAAGGAAATACACGAAGGATAATAGCCTTCTATGGGTATGTCCCAAGTTCTGTAACGTCCAGAAAAACGGAGGCACTTAAGTGATTATTCCAAAAGAAATCCATGAAGCTACATGCAAACGAATTACCAGAGAGTTCCTTGAAAAAAATCACCCAAACTTGATGAAAGCTCTTGATAAGATCGGTAAATCTGACCATAAAAGGGAGAGAACTTATGTAAAATGAATTACTTTCAACCATACGGTGCAGGGGTAGACAGTAAAGCATTAAAAATAATCATACTTAATCAAGATAACTTTGATACACCCGATTATCTAAACAATCCAATAGAATCTGTATTCGTAGACCCAGGAGCAGAGATGCCGGGAACAGTTGAGGATGTTCACGCTATGAATGAAAAGGACTGGAATATACGGATATTGAAACCAGATAACAAGGGATTCGATAACATTTACGATTTTTATTGGGCTGAAAAAATGGTTCCAATGTATAAGTTCCGTAGTTGCACCCATAAATTCAAACAACGACCACAGAGGAAATACTATAAGCAGTTTGAACCTTATACGCTTTTCATCGGGTTTGACTACTCGGAACGTCATAGGGTTATTGAGGAATCAAAGCTCAAGAAGGAGTTTTATAAGTATCCACTTGTTGATATGAAAATCACTAGGAAACGGTCAAAAAAGATTATTGAGGAATATGGAGAAACCGTGCCTCCTAAATCGGGGTGCTTTTTCTGTATCTATCAGAGCCGTGAATCTTGGTATGCTTTGATGAGGGATTATCCTGTTCTGTTCTGGAAATCAGTGGCCTTGGAGGAAAACTGTGAAAAGATGAATCTCAGGGCGAAAGGAACCTTGAGAGGTCTGTATCCTCCACCAGCTACTTTTCAAGAAGTTGATATGGGTTGTAGACAATGTATGTTTGGGTTAGATCCAAACATCCGTAAAAGGGGAGAGTAGTTAGGTGATGCAGGAAATTGACCCAAGAGTAGAAGCTCGTATGGATGATCCGAATGCTCCAACACTCAAGTCGAAGTACATTATGAGTCTTGTTGTTATTGCTAAACCTAAGACATGGATATACGCTATCCTGACCAAGGATACTCATGACATCATGGGGAAGGTGAGGTGGTATGGTATGACTTACATCTTTGAACCCAACAATGACCCAAGATATGTTGACAGGTTCTATGAGAGTTGCTTGAGGGCTATCGCTGACTTTATCCATGACTTGAAGGAAGAAAGAAAAGAAGCCAAGAAAAGGAGAGAGATTCGGAGGAGTAATGATGACATGGTATGAGACAATTTTTTATGCTTGCCTGTATGCTTGGGTTGGGCTTGGGTTTGGTTTCTGGTTGAGGCGTGTCTGGGATTACAATAAAGAGGAGGAGAAGAACCATGAAAACTGATCGCCTCAAGACACATTCAGACCAATATACCTATCCTAACTCATCGAAACATCAGTTATCAAATCAACCATTTTTACTGCTCTATTTAAACAATTAAACCGTATTACGGGTTTCACTCAACTATGACCCCCTGAAATCAAAGTTCTTATATAATATCATGCATGAATATCATGCATATCATACACGTTCCTCATGTGGTTTACTATGGTGAAAACAATTAGAATTGAAAACATTCCCGACATTCTATATGAAAGGCTCGTAGAACTCAAAAAACAGCATAAAGTTAAGAGGTGGATTGATTTTCTTTGGATAGTAGAGAAAGTGATGGAAAAATACGAGTAATCGAGTACCCAGCAAAAATCATAGGATTCGATAAACACGGTTTTCTAAAAGTAGAAAGGGAGTATCAAAAAACTTTCTTTGATAACCCTTCTCTGCTGTTTGATGGAGCTATTGCTATACACTCTGAAATACCTGTTCCGTTGTCTCAATTCAGAATTGACCTTCTATTCAAGGACATTGAAAATAACTTTCTGTTAATAGAACTTAAAATATGCAATGATCAGCAATCTTTTGAGGCTGTTAAGACAAATGGTCTCAATCAGATTGGTAGATACCTGAATAAGATTGATGACTTCAACGCTTTATTTAATGTGCATGTTACTGTAATTCCTTACCTTGTAATAATATCAAAATGCAACCAAGTTATGGTTCATGAAGGAAAAAACCATAAACCAAAAAAGCATCATATTAATCAAGAAGCATATCTTGAATGGAACACAAAAAAATATCACAAAAATGGAGAATTAGTAATACTTGATGGGTTAATCACAAAACAGAAGAAAAAACTCAGAAACCTAAAACGACTAATCAAAAAGACAGAGACAAGAGCCTTAAGGTTAACAGAAATTGAGGAACTAAAAATAGAGAAACTGAAAAACTCTAGTGACGGGTTTATTGTAGATTTAATAGAGAAAATTGACAAAGGAGAAGATATACTTCTCTCTACTGCTACTGGAAAAAACATAAACGTTGTTAAAAACCTGTTATCACAGGCAGGAATACCTTATCTTTCTGAATCCAAAACAGGGTACAATTTTAATGATCCTGAGTTAAACGAAAACAACGTTGTTCACTTCTTCTTTTCATACATTAACTTGCCCTCTATTGTATTACCCATTCTTGAATCAGTATCCAATCTAAGATATTTTAGTTTCAATAATACAAGGGAAATACTACAAGCCTGATTATTTCAGTCCCTAAATCTTTTATATGGTTCAAGGTAATAAGTACTGACTCAAAATGGTAGATATAAGGAAAGACTACATAGGAACCTTGACTCAACATGTTCCTAATGGTGAGGACATATTTCATGGTGTTCTCTGTGATACTGCATTCAACAAAAGGGAAGCAATAGCAAACCTTGCATATTTATTCAACGAGTTCCTTCCAGACTCAATCGGAGTTGTGACTGTTGTACAGGAATCCCTGATGGAGGAGGGACTTAAGCGAAACTGCTCAAATTGTGGACACTTTGACTGTAACAACGACAAGGAGTACGAACATGAGTACCCAGAGGGAAGCGCGGGAAAATGTGGACACCCTGAAGGCTTGGATCACATCGAGGACGGCGATACTATTTGGAGTGAGCTTCAGTGCAGTGTGTTCATAGCAGATGAAATGCTAGTGGAGTTCGCTCAAGAAGCGCGCAAGAGGACAGAGTATCAGAGGAGTCATTAGATGGAAAGCTTAACTCGCCCTGAACTGATGCGCCTAACAGTGCTTTATAGCAACTATGTTATGGAGTACCCAGATACTCATGGACCCGGATGCTACCCTGTCTGTGTGCAAGAGTTCTACATGAACGAGTATCAAGACCTCTTAGCTGAGGCTGAGAATAAAGGCTGTGAGGGGTGCGGGATGCTACCCGATAAACCTAAGGCATGTTGGGTTGGTTGCCCAGGATTAGAGGTGTCAAAGAGTGAATGATGTAAGGATCATCAAAACCTATGACCGTAAAGTGGGGAAACTCATTTTCAAGGGAAAGCATAGGCACAATGAGCTTGTGCCAGAGGTGGCTTTCATCCAAGATGGATCAGACCATGATGAAGCTCCATACATTCTGTATGGCCGGGATCATGATAACTACCACTTAGCGACACCTGCGAACCTTGGACGGTTAGCCAACCTCCGAGTGCTTGATGAGGAGATTGAGCAGATTAAAAAGAAAATGGAAATCATCATCTCAGGTATGACTGACCCAATCTACGCTGAAAGCTACTGGAAACACGCAACCCCTGAGGTGCTGTAAATAATGAAGTGTCATGAAGAGTTAAAGAAAATGCCTGATACAAGGCACCTTATCAAGAAAGGCGACACTGCATACGCATTATTCTTCCCCTGCCATAACTGGTTTAAAGGAGAAGTTCTTGAAAACGAGGAGGGGCTCTATATTGTCTGTGAAACAGATGGAGAAGAGATCGTATCTGTAGGGTATATAGAGAATGCGTATCACGCTATACTAGCAACCCCAGAGCCGATCTAATTGAATGGTGCGCGTCTGTATCTGAAACTCATCGCTTCATTGGATAGAATGGAAAAACTTTGCAGGGATCATGATAGCTACTCGAAGGATATGGTCTTAGATACTTATCGATTTCAATTAGAGGAAGAACTTGATACAACGAGGATAGAAACTCCTTTAGTCCAACTCTCAAGCAGTTGGATCGAGGTAGGTCCTTTTCGTTTTCATCTAAGCTCCTGTAATGAAGACCATTATTTCCGTACATAACCCCTTTTATTTCAACCCATAAATCTTTTATATGGTTCAAGTTTAGATATATTGACCCAAATTGGAAAAAGTAGTAACCAAAACTAGAAGCCCAGAACTCATTATGACTGATTGCCCACAGAACCCTGAGGGCTTCAAGTTTGAGGACTGTAAGACTTGTCCCATGTGTGTGAGCTGGAAAAAGCTTTATGGAGACACATTCGAGGTTGTGTGCAAGAACCTCACTGAAAAGGAGATCAAGTTGCTCCCTGAACCATCAAAAGATGTGGAGTACGAATCAGCATGGTAGAACTTAGCGTAAGAACGGAAAACCTGGAAGACCTGATTGAGTTTGTACAACACCACCTCATAGAAAAACTACGAGAAGGATACACATCTGGTTATGAGGGTGGCAAACTTTGGTGGGATTTGAAAAAGGAGGGAGACAGAATAATGAAGTTTACTGAAGTAGAGAAAATGGAAAACGGGGCAATCCTGACTTTCAAGAGACACTTGACTGAGGGTGAGGTAGGCCCCGATGATGATCACATACCTTACGGTCTCAGTATGGGTGGAAAAGGGTTCTACGTCATGTTGGATGGGAAGACCTACCTCATGACTTGGAAGGATTTTGTTGAAGGCGCGTACTTACAGCTGAGGAAGGATCATCCACGATGAGCTTTGATCATAGATTCGGACTCGGTATTGGAGGGAGCTACGAGGACCCGTACATACCGCCTTGTTGTGATGACTGTGCCGAAGACTGTGACCCGAATTATCCCTGCAAGACCATGATGGACTTCAACAAAAATCAAGCAGAAAACATGCCTGTTCAGGAACCTCCAGTACCTGAAGATCGTGGCCTGGATGAACGGTGGGAGGGAGAGATATAATGACTTGGACGAGACACAAAGATATGGAAGGAGGAGCAGTAAAGAGGTGGCTTCATAACCCGGAAGTGGGGGTCATCTCAGTTGTCACAGGAAATGACGATTACAAACTGAAAAGCATAGACGGGGAAATCAGATATGTGTTCAACGACAGATGCTTCTCAATTCCCTGTACTCTAAGAGTAGTCGCTAAGATGCCTGACTCCGAGATTATCAAGGTAGCTGAGAGAAGTCACAAGGAAATAATAGCCTTAATTGTGGAGTAACCCTGACTATGCCTTATCACCCTAAGATTCATAGATGCGTCGATGATGATCATCAACAGGTGTGTTATTGGGCTGAGAACTACAAGGGAGTAATTTACTGCTCCAAATTCTGTGGCGATGTTATGCAGCCAGCTAAACTACGATGGTGCTCAGGGTTTAAAGAAACCTGATTCAGTCCCTAAATCTTTTATATGCTCAAGGTAAGGTAGTACTGACCTAAATGGTAATAAAAAATCAAAACATATTATGGGAGGAAGCTCAGTGAGCTTCTTTGAATACTGTAATCTCAAGGAGTTCGGGATGCTAATGGATTGTGTTCGATCTGTTATTGAGCAACCCGTTATGACGATAAACGAGGAAGGAATACACTGCATGGGTATGGACCCTAGCCACGTAGCTATGATGGAGTTTAAACTTCCAGCAACAGCATTCACCAAATTCCAGCCCTTCGGTGAGGACGTTCTATGGGATATTGACTCGATGAAGAGAAAGCTGTTCAAGAAAGCCAAGATCACTGAAACCCTCACATTCAGGAACCTGATCACTAAAAAGGTGTTGGAATGGACGAGGAGTGAGCAACACCTCAACAGGGTCAAGCGTTTCCCATACATTGACCCACTTAAAGAGGAGGTGCCCTCACCGAAGATTAGATGGCAAGGCATAGTGAGGATTGCTTCAACCCCTTTAATCACAGCACTAGAAGACTTCGATGAACACGTATTCTTTTCGCTGGACAAAGATGTCTTCAGCTTATCCGAGCTAACCGATGTGTCTGAGGATGAAACGCCTTGGGATAAGGATAACAACTCAATCCTCGAAATGACTCAACTAACTGAAGAACCTGTAAAGTCTGCGTACAGTGCTGTGTTTCTGCTCGATATAATGAGACCTCTAAGAAAAGTAGCTGAGGTGGTCAAGCTCTCATTCACAACTAGTATGCCTACGCTAATAGAAGCTGAGCTCCCCCAAGGAACGATAAAGTACTGGCTGGCTCCATGTATAGGACTATGACTAAAATGATTTCAAAGAAAAAACTGATGGAAGGAACAATCGAGGAAAAAGTCCTGTATCTCAGGACCCCATACAATAGACTGAATCCACTACATGAGGCAGAAATGCTTCAAGAGATCATGGATACAGTGCCTGAGGTAAAGACTCAGAGAGACCTTGCAAAATACCTGAACTGGCCGGAATCAACGATCAGTATCCACATCAAGATACTGAAGCACCTTGACCCTGCGATCAAGAAACACCTCAACGAAACGGTTGAGACGCCCACAGCCTACACACTCTACGCAATATCGAAACTACCAAAACCTGAACAACTAGCCGCTTATGATGCTAGGACATAAATGATTGATGCTTATGGATGCTATTGATCGCTATGAAAACCTCATCAGCAAGGTTCTGGGGGTAATTCATAGTAACAAGCATAGTATGGACACGCAGGTCCTCATGGTTATGAAAACAACTGTGCGTCAAGCAATGAAGGATTACCTGTTTGAGAACAGAAACCCCTTTGAGGTTGACTACCAGGGCAAGATAGATGCGGTGGACTTAATTTTTAATGTACTCAAAGAACACGAAAAGAACCTAGATACCCTGATTAATAACCTTGATAATACAACCTCTGGGATTGACAAATTGACAATCAACCAAGCCGTCAGGGATCGAGTCCGGGTTGGAGCCGTTCATAGGGTCACAATTAAAGAATTTGAAACAGGGACTTGGCTGATAAAGGACGTATATCTTAGAAAAGATGGATCAGTAGGGGCTGTATCCCTGTCTGTACAATGAGGAGGAATGAAAAATGCCTGAAATTGATCTTGGGTTCTGCCCACGATGTAAAAGCGATTGGCCGATGATGACAAGGGTTGTCTATGGTGTGAAGTTCTGTCACCTTTGTTCCTTTGAAGTGGAAGAGAATCGTCATGAGCGTGAACGATGGGTACAGTGGGCTAAGGACTACGCAAAGGAGAAATGAAAATGGCTGACATAATTATTGATTATAAAGGAAACTGTCCCAACTGCGATAGGTCAGACTTTGAGGTTGTCGATGAGTTTGGAGAGGAACTTCAATGGATCAAATGTCGTTATTGTAGCGAACCCATTCACACTGAAAACGGAAAGATTGTGGAGGAATGAATGATGCCGTCGCCAGCTCAGTTACGAAACAAAAGGATAAAGAAACTCGTAGAATATGGTAAGGAGTCAGGGCTCCTAGAAAATTGGGTGAACATCTATGATAGCCTGTTCACGAAAGCGAAGAAGCTGTATCCGACAGTTGCAAGAAACACACTTCAGACGTATGCTAGAGCAGCGTACAGTATTCTTGAATCTGAACGAAACCCATAATCTTAATTCCAACCATGACAAATAATAGATAGCCCGGTAGCAAAAGGGATTCTCCGTGTTTGCCATTTGGGTCACTACCGGGTGACTTCAATTTGGGATCTAAATAACCGACCAACTTTTGCCCATAAACTTTATATAAGTATTCTGTACAAGAAGGTATGGAACCAAATAACCACCTGAAGGGGAAACCCCTCTCATGGATGGCTTGGTTCTGGGATGGAAACATCTCATAGGGCGAGCACATTCCTGAAAGTTCACCTCCTTAGGGAAGTCTTGGAAACATGGCAAAGATGGAATTGAATTAATTAAGCTGATTGATTCTGCTCTTCCCTTCATACTCCCTATATGGGCTCCGAGTCGCTCAAAAAATGGGAAGGTGGTATCCCGCCTTCTCCGGTTAGAGCACCAGAACGCAAATGCTTCTGGAGGTCCACTCAAAGGTGCTAAAAGCATCCAAAACCTGAGAGTGAGAACGTCTAAGTCAGAATGGATGCTGGCTTAGAAGGTGCATGAGGATTGCGAACCGTCTCCTCCTCGGGTGCCAATTCACGCTTCCTGCCAGAGGAATACCGACCAGCTTCGGCTGTTAGGGTAACTGGCATCTCCCCCTTGGTGGAATCGGGGGGAGATTTACTATCCAACAGGAATGGATACGGAGTCACGGGTGACTCTGTCTCAATGTGAGTAAACAAAAAACCCAGTAGGGGTGGTTCCTGCCACTCCTACGAACTTTAATCTCCCCCAAGAGCGAGAAGAGGAACTCGGTAAAATACCTCATTATTGTCCGGTTCGCCTAATCTGGTGGGGCAGTAGTCTTGAAAACTACTGAGCTTGCTCATACAGGTTCAAATCCTGTACCGGACGCCAACTTTTTATTTTAGCCCATAAACTTTATATAAGTTTCTAGCATAGATAGTTTGACCCAAAATGCCAATCATCATTCCCATCATTGAAGGCGAGGTATACTGCGACGGCATGATATGCGTGAGTGCATACAAGAACATCGAGAAAAGAAAGGCTTGTCCTGACCGGAACACAGGAATGCTCTGTGGCGGTAAAATGAGGGACGTCTATAAGGATGAGGTAGATGTAGAGATTGAATCTTATCCTGATCTCAACGTCAACATTCACAGGAAAATTAGGTTAGTTAGGTCTGAGGGAAGTTTCGAGGTTCTGTTTAATTACTCAGTACATTGGGATAAGGATGATGGCATGTTGACTGGCTCTATTTCAAGTTTCATGGAAAGAACTGATACCTTAGACGAGGCTATCGCTCTGGTTGATACTATGACTGATCAGGTTAAAGTACGAGCAGTTCGATCCCGTAAAGCAGGAATATAAATCTTTAGCCCATAAACTTTATTAAAGTATCATGCATAGTTAGTTTGACCCAAAATGGTAAAACAAATCAATTTCCAAGGTAAGCTGGTTAAAACCTTCGAGATTTTGGTTCCTTCGAGGTCTCGCCCAGGCATGGTTGCCCATAAAGTGGTGAAAGACATTCAAGGAAAATGGTCATGCAGTTGCGAGGCGTTCCGCTACTCAAAACACAACACACATCCCCAAGATTGGTGCAAGGACGGAGAAAAAGCCTGTATTCACATCAAGAGAGGTAAGAAGGCATTCGAGGTGGTTCAATGGTAAGAGTCAGTCTAATTAGGATCAAGGTAGACAAGAACCCTCCCCATAAAGAATGGTTGAATGAGAAGGTCTGTGAGATGACGCTCAGTGATGGAGAGTACATGAAGTTGCGCGCGGAGATACGAGGCATTAACAGCATCTACGCTGGTGGCAAGCAGAACAGGCGATACAAGCTGGTGGAAATATAATGAACACCTACCAGAGACGCATACGCCTGAGCCTACCACAAGAACGAGTAATCGTCAGGAATGGGCTACAGATAAACGGAGTTCGAGTAAGGACCCCGAAACTTGAGACTCATCCCAGCTTATGGTTGCATATCCTGTTCAAAGAGGGAGCACAATGAGTAAACCAATTAAGATGACTTGGAAGATTAACACGAAAGGGTTGATTCGGGAAATCATGAATAACCCGAACACGCTCATCCTAAAGCAACCGCTTCAAATCCTGCATCAGCTACTCCTGGAAACTGGAAAGAGAGCCTTAGAACTGGACGATCCTAAGATGAATTGCTGGATGCTTCGGCTCGGCCTGTACTCGATAGGCGATCCTGAGAGTCCGGACTTCAACCCTGAGGTCGTAGCTGAATATCTTAAGGAACACGAACAATGAGCAAGCGCGCGCGAGACAAGACCTGTAGTAGATGCGGTAAACCATTCAAACCCATCAAGATAGGTGTTCATATCTGCTTGGAATGTCTGAAAAAACGCGAAGGGAAAATTTGTGACAAAAATGGTAACTGATATATGCCAAGCCAACTTCCCTATACATGGTGACTGAGGCTGAGGAGGTCTGGTCCAATGATAATGGTAGCGCATCAACCCAATTTTATTCCCTACTTGCCTTTCATCCATAAAGTCGCAAGGGCTGACGTCTTTGTGGTTTTAGATCAAGTTCAATACCCGAAGAACAATTTTGTGAACAGGGTTAAGATTAGGACTTCTAAAGGGGAAGAGTGGCTTACCGTCCCTGTGAGAAGAGACAAAACCGACAAGAGAATACTTGCAGTCAAGCTTCCTGAGAATCATAGGTGGAGAACTAAGATGTTCAAAACCTTGGCACAGAACTATGGAAGATCACCTTTCTGGTCACACTATCTAGACATTATTAGAGAACTCGTGTATCAGGAGACTGATGAATTAGTCGAGTACAACATGAATTGGTTGACTTGGATTCTCAAGGAGCTCGACATTAACACAAAAATTGTGATACAGAGCCAATTAGGACAGGTCGTAGCAAGAAAATCTGTGCTACTTGCCCAACTAACGAAAGAGGTAGGGTGTGATACCTATCTATCTGGTCTTGGAGGAACAGGCTATCTTAAAGAAGAACTGTTCACTGAACAAGGGATCAAGCTTGAATACACGAATTTCATCCACCCTGTCTACGAACAAGCATATAAGCCGTTTATCTATGGTATGTCCGTATTAGACGCATTGCTCAATGAAGGACCCAACTTGAGGTTCATATTATGAGTACAGTAAAGGAACTTACCAGGAAAACCGTCAAGGTCTCAGACATAATCCCGTATGATGAGAACGTGAAAAAGCACCCACCTAAACAGGTCGAGGGTATAGTAAAATCAATGGATATTCATGGATCAAGCAATAAACAAGGAGCCCATGACGGTTATTGAACCATCTCACATTAGGGACTTTACGTATATAGATGACGTCGTTATGGCTTGTATAGCAGCTTCACAGCTGAAAGGATTCAACGTATTCAACGTCGCATCAGGTACACCAACGTCCATTAGCGCCCTCGTACAGCTTATCCAAGGAATCTTCGACTACAAGATTGAGGTTACTAGAATCCCTGAACGAGGAATTGATAACCTTACTAACAGGAGCATTTCGATTAAAAAAATTAGACCCATTTGGGTTCCGGTTTACACGCTTTATGAAGGACTCAGTAAACTCAAACCTCAACTAATACAAAATAGTTCCGCTAACAGTTAACTTTTATTTGCTCCCCCCTACCTCAAAGTATGTCATACGATACAAAACTACTCAAGTTTGACTATACATTCGTCACATGCAAGGGAGGAAAAGAGATCGAAGTAGCTGAGGGTGAGGAACCTAGAACCCAGACAGCCGATGAGGAAGCCACAGCCGTCTGCTCAGAGATGGGTAAACGAGGCTACAAGGTTATTCGCTGTTTTGTCAGAGCCGATGGTGTCAATCACATCGTAATGGAAAAACAATACAGATAATTCAACCCATAAATCTTTTATATGTTCAAGTTAAGATGTATTGACCCAAAATGTCTAATACAGGCAAATATATCACTCAAAACGGTTATAATTACTATCCACTGGTGTCTGCACTTCAAAAGGACATCAGAAGAGGGAATGAACGACAAGCAGTTTTCTGGGCTCTTGAGCTTCAAACCTACAAACCGTATCTTCTCTGGAGTAGGTTGATCATCATCGCTTCTGAGGACATAGGACCCGCAAACAACAACATGGCGATTCTTATTGATATTCTCCATAAACGGTATCAGGAACACGCAAAGAAGAGGGGAGAAAGCAAGGGACTATTCCTCATCCACGCGGTTCTAGCATTGTGCAGGAGCCCCAAATCAAGGGAAGTGGATGAACTACTCTGTATCACCCTCCCAGAGGTAGGTATGGGGATTAATCTCCCAGCGATCCCTGACTACGCTTGTGACATGCACACTAGGACAGGGAAGGCGATGGGACGAGGGATCGAGCACTTCTACAAGCATGGAGCAGTAATCAGCCCGACCAGTTTCCCCCCAAGGGAGGGAGAACCAGATTGGCACTCTCCATACACTGCTGAGGTTGCAGCATTCGAGGATCGACCTGATGTTAAGGAATACTTCAAAAGTCTGAAATATCCTTCAAAGAAAAAGGTAAAAGTCACGGAGAAAAAGGTCAATAACACCCTTGACGACATTTTAAACCCAAAGGAGGACTGAGAGATGCAGAAACTAGAAAACATACAAGTACACGGCATCCCCCTCACCTTAGAAGACGTTGACGACGAGAACAAAACCTATGGTGGAGTCAACAAGACTTGGAGGGAGATGATGGAAAGATGGATCAAGTGGCTCCAAGAATCAGAAGCCGTGAAATCACAGGTACATAAAATTAAACGCATGGAGATAGGCTCCATTGCCCACTTCTACCTCAAGGCCAGTATGAATCCGTTTTTCTGCACTGAGTACAAGAAAACGACTTGTCTCGATCACTGCGAAAATAGTTGTTCCATGTGGAATAGACCGGATAACTGCTGCACCGCTGAAGCAATCGGTGAATACGAGGGAGAATTGGAGAATAGCAGAGATATGGCACTTGATACCATGCACGTTTTGAGGCTGTACTTTAAACCTGAACTCCCCTTACAGGAGGCTCCACAATGACTGATACTGTGAAACGGTTTGAACACTGGAATGAAGTTGAGACCTATCTCGATGAAAACTCAGAAAAAGTCATTTATTGGCTAGGTGACTCTCAGGCAAAGAACGAGATAGTTCTCAAGAGAAACAGGGTTAATCGAGGCGATCCTGATTGGGATTGGCTTGTAATCTGGCGAGGTGTTGAACTATGAGTGCCGATAACGAGTTCAGTATCATGGAGAAGCGTGATGAGGAACAGATTCTTGCAGAATTAGCAGGACAGGTTATCGAGGAATACTTCTACATCTCGCCTAAAGGAAAGCTAGTTATCAGTTACACCGGGGTCAAAGAGATCAGCCGGGAGTATGGTAACAATGACGCTGACTTTGTGGAAATGAAAGAAACAGATACGGCTTGGATCATTGTCTGCAAAGCCACGGATACTGAGAGAAACATAACCAGAGGAGGGATAAGCACTCAGAACAAACTGGAGAAGGTCTACAAGTACACAGGTTCAGGAGATAGCCGAAAAAGAGAGAAGGATGATCAAGGGAACGACATCTACACGCTTCAACCAGATGAGTTCTGTATCCAGAAGGCTTTCAGCAAGTCCCAGAGGAACGCCTTGAATGCAATACTGCCTGTGACCATTATCACTAAGGCAGCCGAGGCATGGAGGGAACAACATAAAGGAGGAGGCGGAGGAGGCACCAACAATACACAGAAAAAAGGACCTCAAACACGTAGAAAAGCAGACTCTGAATTTAACATCACAGACTTCATGGAGCCAGCAGAGCTCAGAACACCTGAGATTATACTCCTTGATGAACTCAAAAAAGGTGAGGGTAATTGGGATCAAGTGGAGAAATTGACGAGGGATTGGATGATGATGGCGAACCTGAACCCAGAGAACTTCAAATTTGAGGTTGATAACATGAAGTTCACGGTAGCTCCCAAGATGTTGGTTTCAACAGAGATGAAGCCCATACTGGAAGGGATTATGGCTTTCGGTGGATTCGTACCCACTAAGATCAAGAAGGTGAATGGTTGGAGGATGAACAAATCGGCGGTGACAGGGAAATGATCGAGCCAGAAACTCCAATGGAGCAATGTCCTAAATGCGAGCAAAAAGCACTAAGGACAGATGAAGCTCCTGACCTTGAACTTGAGCTAGAGTACGGGGAACCCTACACAAAATACACTCAGACTTGCAGCTTCTGTAACTATGAGAGCCAGCACTCGGAGGTGACAGGGGAATGATGCTCTGGGAAATCTGTCAACTCTGCGGAAAGCAGAGAAAAATAGAAACCAACGACCCACCCAAGCGTACCCTTTCGGGACATATCTGGAAAACTTACAAGTTGGGTGAGTTCGATATTGAACATCCCTACGAGGGTTATGAGATCAATATCTGCGGGAACTGTCTAGACGACCTGCCGTTTGAGGTTGATAGTTACCTAGTCAGCAACACAGAGAAAGCACACGACATTCACTATCATTGGGACGAGCTTAAGGAAAGAATCCTCAAATCCCTCAATACAAAAGGAACTGGCGTTGATGGATGCTTTAACACTGTCAAGCTAGAGCTTGATTGCCGCCCAGAAGCGAAGAAGGTTTTGTTCACATTCATTAACCATGATGGGAAAGTTATTCACGGCATTGCCGATGAGTTAGTAATGACAAAAGAGAGTCCTCGATCATGATTAAGTCTCCTGCTGGGGAAAACGTCTTAGCACTCCCACATGGGAAGATAGAAAAACACATGCGCCTCAGAATCAAGTATATGAACCCTAGTGCGTTAAAAAGAAACAAAAACGTAATTGACCAGGCCAGATCATTCCCTGAACGACACCGTAGTATGGGGTTCGCTACTTTACCTGATGACCTTATGGACATCGCTTATAATCTCATCAAAGAACGATTGGAGGAATTGTGATGATAACTCATGATAAGCAGTTAGAAGCAATAAAAGCTGCTGCACAAGACTTGGTGAATAAACATGAGAGTGCCTGGTGTAACTCTATAGAGTGCTCAGAGTGTCCGTTTAACGTAATAGACCACACCGATGACATACAGTGCGGGATTCTGATAATTCAGAATAATCTTGGTTCCTGAGCGCAAAGCATAAATTCAGACTCTGCCCTTTTTTACTTGAGCAAACATGTCTATCTACATTCTGATAGCTTATACAAGCGTATTCCTGAGCTATTGCCTCCACATGGCGGTTATTATGCTCGGAAGAATAGTTGAACTGAATGTGCTCGCGCTCCTGATCGCTATGATTGGCGTCATGGCGGCTGCGCTGGCACTAATTACCATCAGCAACCCGCCAGCTCCCCCTTACAGCGTTTCCCTTCAATTCCGTCAGGTTAGGATCAAGCTTGGGATCACTGGAAACATTACAGCAATCGACAACAACTATCATGTTGGAAACGGTACAACTGTTGAAGTCGGGTATCTACTGCCCCTTGAATTACATGTCTAGTGAATTTAGACATCATAAAGGATGCAGAAAGATTACAAGTAAACAAGTAAACAACTTGAACGGAGCAGAAGAAAACGAGGGAGTGATCGGGCTCCCACCCTTTTTTATTAAAATAACTTTAGCCCATAAACTTTATATAAGGTTCTAGCATAGTAAGTTTGACCTAAAATGGTAAACCAAACCATTCAGACAGTAGCTGGGGAAGCTACCTTCGTTAAAACCCTAACCGACAGTGAGCTCTGGGCTGGAGACTACAGCACCAGAAACGGGTATTGGGTAATCCACCGAGGAGCAGAACACCACGTATACAAGGTATACCCGGAGGCAGCCTAGATGGTCAACCCAGACGGTTCACCCCAATACACAGGAGAGAACCCTGAAAAGATGAAGAACTACGTTGTAAAAATCATGTTGGATGTACACAGCGTAATGAAGCCAGTTCAGAAAAGGGTAGGGGCAGTGAGGTTCATACATGGAGCAGCTGATCTACTAAGCACACTTCAGCAGGAAGGCTACTCGGAAGAAACAATCAAGAACATGGAGATTTTCGAAATCACCAAGGTCAAACTAGCATGGGAATCCATCGAGGCACATTTTGAGCAACCAGCACCAAAGAACTATGAGCCAATCTTAGGTTACATGGAGAAAGCCTAGATGAAATTAGATGTAGATACCTTCATCGGGATAGATGGAAAACCCTACATCCACATCTACAAGAAAGGCGTTCACGCCTTCACAAGTATCCGAGTTACACTACATGATGACGGTGACATCTCCGCTTCACATAGCTCAAAGAAAACGTGGAGAGAATGGGCAAAGGATGACCCCTGATGCCAAACAAGATGACGGCAACACAGCTTACAGCATTTTACCAGGAGGTTTTACCTGATCTCAACAAAAACCAGAAAGCTGTCTACGAGGTGTTCACAGAGAACCTCAGCATGACTTTCACAAACAGAGAGCTTGCTGATGAACTATGCTGGGAAATCAACTCTATAACGGGTCGAACAAACGAGTTATGTGGAAAAAGTAATCATTATCCAATGAGCGTCCCGGTACTCGTAATCGTGGGGAAAAGAAAATCAATCAGGCATAAGCTAAGGGAGTATTCATTGTCTTCAGACCCGGTGTACTCAAAACTGGATCATAACGAGATGGCGATCAATCCCCATTGGCTAAAAGGAGGATACAAAATTGAATGAGACAAAAACAAACACGGAAAACTGGAATAGACTATGGAAGTTCTATAACCCACCATACAGGAACCAAGTCCCTGTTAAACCAGGTTGGGTAGCAGCGGTGTACGCTGAAGGTGAGGGCTTCAAACAGATAATCAAGGATCAGCAACTCAGGTTGTTTATTATGGAGAGGGATTGGAAGGAGAAAGCTGAGAAGTATGACGCCCTAGACTTCGATAATGGAGAGAAGCTGAACAAGGTATCTCAGGCAAGCCAATGTATTGCGATCATTGAACAGGCTGGGATCGAGGTTAAAGAGGGAACCATAGCCCACAAGTTAATGACGGTACTAGAAGCAGTTCCAGCTGAGGGAAACAAATATTGAAAGTGAAAGCTAAAGCAACTGAAGCTACTTTTTATTTCCCAGCGAGCGTGGAGAGACTAAAATAAAGTTACATACCCTACCCTTTTTATACAAATTACCGAACCAATAAAACATGATAGCTCTAATAGGTCAAACCATAGAAACAGTAGCAACAGTAGCTTCATTCGTATTCCCCATACCAACAACTAACATACAGATATTCTGGTCTCTGCTAGGAGCACAGTTCGGTAGGTCCTTTGGTAAGCAGCTTGACCAAGGGATTCAAGCAGGAGACACCTTCCAAGGTCTTACTGATTGGCAAAAGGATATAGTAAAAAGAATCCTCGACTTTACGCATCATTGGTGGGTTGGAGGCTTTTTGTGGCTATACGCGACTGAAATAAATAACCTAATGATAGACGGTGGAACTGGATTCATTATACCTCTTACCTTCTTCGGGTTTGGGTTGATGGTTGATGATATGCGGGACATAGAGAACCTGAAGCGCAGATTCAACGGCAAACCGGATGATGACCAGTAGATAAGTAAAAACCCTCCCCCTCTTTGGAAACACCCCCACCCATGAGAAATGTAGGGCTTGGTTTCAGTTCATAAATCTTTTATAAGGTGTAAGGGTAGTTGTATTGACCCAAATTGGATAACCAGACTGATAAAAATAAAATTAGTGTGCCTAAGGAGTATCCGCCGTGGATTAACGTGGAGTATGATGGGCATGAGTACGTGGTGTTGAGTAAGGATGAGCATAAGGCGATCCTGCTGGGCAGCATTGATGGTAACATCGAGTTCATGAAGGCTACTGATGGGAAGTGGGCTATTGGGGATAATATGTTATACGTTACTTTGCAGCAGATGATTGAGAAACATAAACCCGAGTCCTTCGGGGTAGCATCAGACGAGGTGGATAACCTTGAAGAGTGAATGGGATAAACTCAGCGATGCTCAAAAACATGAGTATCTGTGGAGGACATGGGATAAAGGTGAGGTTGACCCGTTCAGCCTGAATACCTGTTACCCTGACTTTATGAAAAAACTGAGGACCTTGAGTACAAGTAACCATGAGAAACTTGAGGCGATCAAGGTTCTAAACACTGCGCTATATGAGGCGTTGCCCTCTGGGGATGTGGACGCATTCGAGTTGATCAAGCTGATTGGTTCTCATTATGAACAAGTTGCAGAGGTGTTGGGTGAGTGAGGGGTAGTGTTCAACTACAAAGAGGATAAAATGATGTCAAATCATACTACAATACGAGAGGCATTTGCCTTTGTTATCGGAGCTTGTTATGTGTGGCTAATCACATACAAATCCAGAGTTAAACACAGCGTTAGGTCAATCATGAAATCTAAAGAACTTAGGAGATCAGAGAAATGAAGCGTCCTGAAAAAGTAGTTATATGGCCTCATGTTGAGAGAAAGGAAACAGGATTCCTAAACCATCTTGAGAAGCCACTTTTTGACTACACTATTAAACTACCTTCTTGGATCGGGCTCGCATACAGACTAAACTACGTTAAAGTTGAGGTGCATGAAAACGTGCCCCCATTCATTGTAAGAAATTTAGATCATAAAGAATGGAGGCCGTATGTCAACGAAAACTGGATGAAAAAACTAACCACGATGCGTAAACTGAACCATAACTATATGCAAGTTTTCACATTGGGGAGAGATGATCCAAAAACACGTGAACTAACGACCCAGGAATATAATGAGTACCGACGAGAATTACGCGAATTAAACGAAAAATACGGTATTGGAACACCCACTAAATCAGATAGTTTTAGGTCAACGGAGGCAAAGCGATTAAAGGTCGGAATTATTCGCCACCAGCCATTGAATCCATTATCAAACACAGCAAGAGGTAGCAAAGATGAAGTTGTTCCTGTATAAGCTGTTGACTCAGGTAATCATAATTCTTGGTAGACTCAGGGATAAACTAGGTATGAAAACAGTTATACGAAATGACAGAGTTTTCATTGACCCCAGGGTACTGAGATTCTTCACCTGCTGTGATTGTGGTTTAGCTCACACAATATTCCCCTATAACGATGAGATCAACCTAGTTAAGCCAGCCAGAGTAGAGGGCTATGATTATAGTTGGAGAAAGTTCAGCGTTGGTGGCACACCTTTTGCCTCAGAGCAGGAAGCACTAGACTCTCTAGTTAAGGAGAAAGAACAATGATCATTCCACTTGATGAGGTTGTTTACGACAAACGTGCCAGGTACGGAATATGGTGCAGCCTTCCATACCCCAATCATCCAGATGGATGTATAAACATAGAAAAAGACACCAAAACAGTCCTTGAAGATGGCTGCTGTCAAAAGGCTATTGAGAAACGGGATCTTCTTGAACTTGAAAAACAGTTCGGACGATGGACAGCTATAATCCAACTCTACGATCTTCGAGGACACCACGTAAAGATGCGTCGTAAGCACAACTGGACAAGCCGATTGCAGCTGAGGAACCGCCGTCACTGGCAGAACAAGGTTGAGTCCAAGCTCATGAAAGAGGCTCAACAATTCGCAGCATCAAGTCTCTGTAAAACCGTGATATTGGATATTCCAGAGGCAAACGGAGTCAACGTGTACGCGACCCTATCAAAATATGACATATACCTCAAGGCTGACCCCGACCTAGTCTATAAAGTGATGCTCGTAGGTAAACGACATAAGAGGTAAAACAATGGGTCGATTGATGCCTACTACGATGTTTAACAGGATTTTTCCTGATAGAAGAGACCCAGATAGAGGAAAATATGATTATCTCTGTAGGTATTGTGGTAAGTCAACAGAACATACTAGACGAAGATATTATTGCTCTGATGATTGTTACTGGAACTGTCAACGGGCAGTTGCTTGGTGGTTCGCTAGACGAGGCACCTTTGATCGAGACAAGGGAATATGTGTAGACTGTGGAGAGAAACTAGATTACAATAAAACCTGGGACTGTCACCACGTTATTCCAGTTTCCGATCTACATACCTTAGCTTATGAATTGACATGGAAACACCCTGAATGGGTGGATTTACCTGAAACAGACAAGCGTAGAGGATTCGCAGTTATTTACACGTTGCTGGTTCATGACATCAATAACCTAGTAACTTTGTGTTGGAAGTGTCATAAGACAAGACATAAATCTAAACCAAAAAACCCCACTATTCCTGTAAATGTTACCACGTTGCATACTTTCTTCGGTGGACAACCATCCATCAGGGTATTAATCTGTGGAGATAGAAACTGGAAACAGCCTAAACCAATCGAGGACGTCATCAAATCCCTTCCAAAAGGCTCTGTTATAATTCAAGGAATGTGCCGTGGAGCTGATTTAATGTCCAGACGTCTCAGTAAAAAACATGGGTATAAAGTTGAGGACTATCCAGCTGATTGGGATAAACATGGTCGAGCTGCAGGTCCTATAAGAAACAAACAGATGCTTGTCGAGGGTAAACCAGACATCGTATATGCCTTTCACCCAAACATACATGAGAGCAAGGGAACTAAGAATATGGTGAACCAGGCAGAGGAGAGAGGGATCGAAGTGATAATCATTAATAGCAAAAGCTAAAATGATTGTACCCGAATCTAAACTCAGTGACTTGTAAGAGGGAACTATACGGGGAGCGCGCGAGCCTCAACGGTTGGAACTAAGTCGCTATGATCGCAAAAACCTGAAAGTGGCTGAGTGTCCTGCGATACTGCTTGCAGTTGGCTGGGAGTAGAGAAACCCGTAAGCGCATAGGCGAACACGATGAAGCCCATAACTTATATGACACCTCACCCGATTTATTCAGTCCCTAAATCTTTTATATGGTGTAAGTAATGATATATTGACTCAAATGGATTTAAAAGAAATCATAGAACATCATCAAAAGGAAAGAAAATACTACCACGATGAGATAAAAACCACAGAGTCTGAAGTCAAATCCTTACAGGATGAATTAGAGACACTGAACGCTTCAACACCAAGTTGGATTACGCTCATCAAAGCCATAGTAGAGGAGATACGTCAAGACCCACAGATGAACGAGTTCACGGAGCATAAGATTCTTGGACCCTTTGGGCTTGGAGCTCACTTGTCTATCCACTTCTTCAAGAACCCCCACATTAAAGGGATGAAGAGTCTGGAAGACGGTAACTGTAAAAGCATCACCTTCACCCCCAAACATGGGCAGCATCCTTGGGATCTAACGGCTGAGATAGTCAACAGAGCAATAGATACAGGGAGGTTCAAACCAGGAACCCTCGCTCAAGTAAATGGTATGAATCACCCCAAAATGGCTCTCCCAGACACTATCAAGAAACTCGTAGAGCTCATTCTAAAAGAGGAGTTCTGATAATGGGACATATCCATTTTTTCACCCCCATCAGGAAGGAATCAAAATGAAATCAGATGATTGTGTAAATCACTGCATAAAATGTGGTGATGAAATAATATGCACTCTTGAAGAAATCAATGATAAATTCATTTGTGCTGACTGTAACGGATCGGCTGGACCAATAACCGTAGATTCAGATAAAGAAAAGATATGGTGTTTCGAGCATCAAGAGCGATGTAAAGCACCAGACAACAAATGCAACTTCGTAAAAGATGGTAATTTCTGCAAATTGTACGCTTTATCCATTTACTCAGATACAAAGAGGACAAGTTTGATGCAGTTAAGAAGAACATGCGGTAACTGCGGTGGGGTACACGCATATCTTGTTCAAAAAAATAACACAGAGGGCAAGTATCGGTGTAATAGTTGCGATCATGAATGGTGGATAAAAAAAACCCAAGTTAAACACAGCGTTAGGTCAACCATAAAATCTAAAGAACTTAGGAGATCAGAGAAATGAAGCGTCCTGAAAAAGTAGTTCTATGGTCTCATGTTGAGAGAAAGGAAACAGGGTTCGTAAACCATCTTGAGAAGCCACTATACGACTACACCATCAAACTTCCTACATGGATAGGTCTTGCATATAGACCGTTTACTGTACGAGTAGAGATTCTTGAAAATGTACCACCATTCAAAGACAGAATACCAGACCATGATCAATGGAGACCATACGTAAAGGAAAAGATGAAGGATCGGGAGGAACTAAGATGATTTTTGCTTTCCCCGGTCATATTGACCAGATTGTGAGAGGTGAAAAGACTCAGACTAGGAGAAACAGCGGCAAGTATAATGTTGGTCAAATCTATGCCATTCAACCAGGACGCAATAAGAAAGGAGATCCAAGAGGACGGATTCTAATCATTCGAAAGTGGTCTGAATCGTGGGGAACAATGATAACTGACGATGATGCTGAGGCGGAGGGTGGTTACAACTCAATAGAATATGAACACCTTTACGCTGATATGAATCCTACTTGGGAGATTCGTTGGTGTTATGAGTTTGAATTTTGGGAAACAGAATCAATTCTTTCTTTGATACAAGCTCTAAAGGAAGCCAAAAAGACCCCATCTATTCCTTGGGAATCCATTAAATCCCAGCAACTAAGGCCGGAATCATAATGGAAAAAATAATTATTGAACCAGAAGCTAGATTCAAATTTGAAAGGCTTTGCGATTCACTTCACCCAGAGGAAGTTGGAGGACAATTTTACGGGTTGAGAGATGGGGATCATACAATAATAAAGGATGTACTACCTGTACCAAACATTAGTACCAAAAAGAACACAACTTACATTCGACATAGTTGGGGCGATCATTGGGCTTCTATGTATGGAAAAACAGTTCAACTGGATAAACTTGGTAAATTCCACAGCCATCCTACTGGTGCAATACCTTCAACACAAGACATGAAAGCATGTCCAGGGCTTCACTTATGGCTTATTCACCATAGAAAGGGGGAACACACGTTTTTAGCGGCAAGAGATTACGTTAACAGAGAAGTAGTTTTAATCAATGAACCTCACGCAGAACTCAATATCCCACATATACGGGGAGATAAACTGATTCTAGGACATAGTTTCGTGGATTCATCGGGTATAATTCAAACTAGTAACTCTGGTTCAAAGATATTTACTCTAAAAAATGAAACCAGGAGAATATTGATTCTTGCACTTCAAAACAGCCGCTATAGAAACGATGTCAACTTGAAAGAGGTAGTAAGACGAAGCGGCAGAACAAGATCCACTGTTAGAAAACATCTGAATCTATGCAGAGAAGCTGGGTTGCTAACCTATGGGTGGTCAAACAGGAATTACAAGATAAAAGAGGAATGTTTTGCATGATTTCACAAGAACTTAAGCAACGTATCTTGGCTGAGATGGTAGTTTGTGAAACATTGAAATGTCCAATGAATCGACCATCAAAACTAGAGGGATTTGGAACCTGTATATCATATCCTTGCATCAAGAAAACAACCGTAGTATCTAAAGAACTTAGGATGTCAAAGAAATGAAATGTCCTGAATGTGGACGGTTTATGAAGAAACACAATAGGACTGTTGATTGGCCGCCTGAAGAAATTGAGAAGTATGCAAGGGATCACGCAGGGAGATGACACAATGAAACGTTGTCCTAATGGTTGTGAGTCTAGGGTTAGGAATAATTATTACAAGTGTCACTGTGGGGAAGTATTAATATATATGACTAAAGAGGAAATGAAAATATCCCTCACAAAATCATCTAGTGAAATGACAGAGTACTATCGGAGGAACAAGCAATGAGGAATCCATTGTATGAGTTCGAGGTAAGGACCCCTCATCAGTACCCAGATAGAACTGATGTCAAGTACAACGGAGGAGCATCAAGACGCAGGGGTAACATACTAGGACACTGGAGCCCATTCAAAACAAAGCAAGAGTACATTTACCTCATCAAGAAACTGTTCAAGGATTGGGAGGGCTACAACGATAAGAACCAAACCCATTTTTTCCTGTAAAACCTACCCTACACCGTATTGTCCGACCTGAACAGGACAAAACTTTAAGAATAGGTAAACCCACATATCAAACACGAATAGAACTCGTACGGAGAGGGGAACCCAAATACCCAGCAAAGGCACCACCAAACGCCTCAAAGAGATGCTTAAACTCATAGACAAAGGAACCAACCCACTATCAGCCATAAAACACATATCCAAAAGATTCGGAGCTGATATACATGAACTCTGGGACAACTACAAAGAAGACCGTCCAGAAGATGCTCAACGGTTAATAGATGGAGCTAAGGCAAGGGCAAAGAGGATGCCTTGGGCTATCGTAGAACGCAGAAAGACAATGATCGGGATGATGGACTCAGGTTTTAGCATATCCTCTATCGCGTTTTATTTATCTTTAAAGTATGGCGTCAGCGACAAAACAATTTGGAAGGACTACCAGAAACGGGATGTTTGGTTACCTAGCTACAAGGATTTGATGCAGACGGCTGAGGAGATGCGTGTATGGTTCAACGGGATAACCGCGTTCAGCGAGAAGGTTTTGAAGGAACAGGCATTGAACGGTGATAATAGTAACGCGAGGGTTGGTGCTGCGAAGGGTCTTATGGATTTAGGGTTCAAACGAATGGAGTTGTCCCAGAGCATGGGTATAACTGCTAGAGTGCCTGCAGGTCTTGAGGTCAGTGGCAGGATGGTTACTGAGGTCGTGGATAAGAGTGGTTTATGGCTTGACGCGGTAACTAATGATATGGAGCCCGATGAACTCAAGGTTCTACTGAAGAACGTGGCTAAGATTAAGACGGCTGCTGAAAGTGTATGAGTCAACTAGCTGCACTTCAAGAACTAGAACATGATCTTCAACTTAGGTTAGCTCGAAAGAGTATGAAATATTTTAGCTTATATTGCTGGCCTGAACACGCCACATCGGCTGAGGGAGATGTTGAGCTAACAGGGAACAAGGAGTTTCATGATGAGTGGTATGATTCAATCCAGTATGGTGTTGATACTGGTCTAGGGTATAGACAAATCCATAAAAGGATGTTAACCCTGGCACCGAGGAACAGTGCTAAGACAACGTGCATCAGTAAGGTAGCGCCAATATGGTTGCTTGGGGATAACCCAGAACTTAGATTGTTGATTGTAAGCAAGACATCCACCCTCTCGAAGATGAACACTCTCAGCATCAAGCAGCAGATTGAGTCAAACCCAAGGGTTAGAGAGGTCTTTCCTGATCTCATTCCATCATCTCCTTGGGGTGGGGAAAGATTGATGGTACAGAATAATAGGCTTGACGGCATTCCCTCAGTGTCAGCTGTTGGGTTACATGGCTCAATTACAGGTCGTAGGGCTGACATCATTATATTAGATGACTTAGTTGACAAAGAAACCGTTTACACCGAAAATCAAAGAGATAAATCAGTAGCTTGGTACAAGGAGGTTGTTGTGCCTGTATTAGATCCACAAGGTAGAATTTTTGCTATTGCAACGAGGTGGCACTTGAAGGACATCTACTCTCTATGGATAAGCTCAGGGTTATGGACTGTCTCTACGCTTACAGCCTTTGAACTTGATGAAGAAGAGATAGTTATCGACCCAAAGACAAAGGAGCCTATAAGCTACTGGCCAGAAAGGTGGTCAACTCAGAGTCTACTCGACTTGAAAGAAGAGCTTGGGAGCCTTGTCTTTAACTGTCTATACTTAGCTAATCCTAGTGGGTATGAGGGTTTGATATTCAAGGGTGCATGGCTTACTCACTACAACCCATTAGATCATAATTGGGAGATATTGAGGAAGAACCTGTTGATCTATCAGGGAGTTGACCCCAGCATCAGTGAGAGTCCATCAGCCAACTATACATCAATAGTTACCATAGGGGTAGACCCTAGACAGTTGGATGTTTACTTGCTCGATGTTTGGGCTGAGAAAATGGATTTCCCTAAACAAGTAAAGGCGATGAGGCAGAAGCATGATGAATGGAAGCCACTGAAGATTGGCGTCGAGGTTGTTGCATACCAGAAAGCGTTAGAGAGAACAGCTTACGTTCAAGGATTACCCGTCGTAGGTATACCGAGGGCAACAGGGAAGCTAGAAAGAATGATAGGGCTAACACCGCACTTTGAAAGTGGAAGGATTAGGCTACCTGATCCCTCAGCTGTGAAGGTGCCTTGGTATGATGATTTCTTAGAGGAGTACCTAGCGTTTCCGCGAGGTCCTAGCCCAGATAGGCTTGATGCTTTTGATTGTGCATTTGAGGTGGCGAATATAGTTGGACAAGGGAGTCTTGGAGCTGCGTTCCTTGAGCAATAAAGTTAAGACTATAATACAGGGTGTGCATTTGGTTAAGTGATAATTCATGAGTCGTAGAGGATCAAGATTCAATGACGCATTTAACGTTCTCACGGGGAGAGACCTCGCTATTTCCTCACAGAGACTCGAAACTATGGAGATTGAGTTATCAAGCCTCTCAAAAGCTTATGATGCTATAAGATCGAAAGGACCTGGCATGATGATACCTGAGCCCACGGGTGCAGGTTGGGGTGCTAGGTTCGGAGAGTATATTGACGATCAAGGAAGGGAGTTCGCTTCACATAGGGAGCCCGTAGGGGTAAGAGTAACTTCCCACGTTGCCACAGATGTTTTTGATAACTGGTTCAAAGTAGAGGACATCAAAGGAGCTGAAGGAGACAAAGATCTAGACTCTAAAGTACAGGCTGTATTAGAGCAGTTCAAAGTTCGACAGCAGCTGATTAGGGCTTGTGACTTTGAGAGGACATACGGAACATCAGTAATAGTAGTCGGGTATAATGACGTCTCTGATGCTACTAAGTTACGTACCCCAGTCACAGGATCACCGCAAATCATTCAACTATACGCCTATTCAAAGCAACGCATGACAGAAATCTTCAAAGTAACTGACACAGCAGACCCACGGCTTGGGCAACCAAAAATATATAAGATAAACCAAAACCTGGGCTTCGACATACTATACAACTGGACTAGAATAGTACACTGTGCTACGAGGCTCAGGGAGCACCCCTTCTTCGGTGTGTCTTCGCTTGACCCAATATGGGACGATATGACTGTTTATCGAAACATCAGATGGGGAGCAGGTCAGACCATGTTCAGGGTTGGCGGAGGCTTCCCCGTTATCAAGTTGTCTGGAACCCCCGCTGAGGTATCCGCTTGGGAGAAAGAGGGCAGATTCAGGAACCTTCATCAGAGAACCTATATGGTGATGGGGCTTACAGAGGAGTTTGAGTTCGCGGGAGCAAAAGGCTCTGCTTTGAACCCTAAGGAGTACATCGAGTCTAGCGTTGAGAGCATAAGCATAGGTTCCAGCATCCCGAAAGTACAGCTCAGAGGAGCACAAGCAGGTAGCCTATCAGGGAGTGAGACGAACCTTAAGGAGTATTACAGTTTCATCTCTAGCCTACAGACTCTTTGGAACGACGTTGTCAAGGACATTATCAACAGGTTCATTGAGTCAAAGCAAATAGATACAACCGCAACTGGTTACAAGATCACTTGGAACCCATCGTTCACGCTCTCAGATATAGATATGTCTCGGATAGCTCTCCAGACAACTATTGCCAACAAAAACAGGTTAAGCTACCAGACAGTGGATGAGGTACGTGCGCTTGACAAACTTGACCCACTACCCGACCAGAAGGGAGAGGTAGTACCTGGACTGATGGAGTTAGAGATCAAGCTCCTTAAACCCCAGCCATTAGGAGCAACCGCTAATCCAGTAGCAGGTCCCGCTACATACGGAGATCAAATTACGACAGCACCAAAGTTCGTGAAAGTCATGCTTGAAGATAAAATCATAGCCTTGCAACCAAGAGTGACAAGCGGTGAGGTAGATCGAGAAACCGCTTTAGAACTGGTTAAAGGTTACATACTTGATTATCAAATGCTGTCTGAAAAGGCAGCGATTGACGTCATTACTGAAAGGACGGGTAAACCCATCCAAAGATTGCCAAATGAGGCTAAAGACTTTTACGAGGGGCAAGCTGATTATTATTTGAAGTACTTCGAGAAGCTACTTGATGACTGGTTGAAGGTGGGTGGACTAAATGACTGAGAAAGTAAACTATTGGCTTACTCCAGAGGGGTTAGCTGAAAGAGCAAAAGAGTTCGCTCGCTTCTTGACTGTTAGGACATTCAATGGGGCTCTCCAGATGTTCGCCGTTGAGGGAGGACTAAGAGGATTCCTCTACAGGACAGACCTATACTACGGTCACGTATGCTCAATCTGTTCGCCCTATGAAGCAAAGTTCTACAGGGCTGGACAATTCATGAAGAGTCTACCACAGCATCCTTGGTGTCGCTGTTGGTATGATATATTAGTAATGGAGAACATTCCGGGCGTAGTTTAACTATGAGAAAAATACAAAGAGCATTCGATATATTCAAACTGGTTAGTAGAGATCAGAAGAAACCAGAAATTGAAGAAACAGCCGACCTTCTAATCATCAAGGACGTTGTCATTGCCAGAGAAATGGTTCAGCAGTATGAACAGGGCAAATCCTACAAGCCAGCTAATGAGCTTGAAGCAGCTGCTTGGACAGCAAACGGTATGTGGTGTACTCTCTACGTGCATCCAGTTGAACAACTCATTGTTGATAGAAACGACGTCGCTGGCCGAATGACGAACACTAGGTTTGTTAAGAACCTCATTGATCATGGGAAGACAGAGAGACCTGACCAGAGAGGGATCATGGTTGACATCGAGATGTTCAAGAAGCTACCCGCAGGTGCTAAAGGAAAACCCCTTACAGCTGATGACATCAAGCTGCTAAAATCTGCAACCATCATGGATGTGAGCATAGGGTTCACGTACATTGAGGACAACACCCCAGGATCGTACAGAGGTGACTCTTATGACTTCGTGCAGAGGGATATTCTTATCAATCACCTAGTTGTAGCTTGTAAACAAGGAAGATGTCCAATGCCTATGTGTGGTCTCGCAGCCGACGTACTAGGAGTCACTGACAAGCCAATAGAGACGGATACTGAGATTCAAATTCCTGTCCCAGGAGAAAACCCAAGTCGAGTTACATCCAAAATCTCCCTGCTCTCCAGTAAAGGCATTGACGCTTTATACTGTGGTAAAGACAAAAAAATCAGGGCGTACATATTCCAGAAATCAAACGAGTCAAAGACAAACTGGTGTATGGACACAGCTAAGGCTTGGATAAAGAAATATCACAATGACAGCGTCAAAGAAACCTTCTTAGCCTTAGCTCAAGACCAAGAATCAGATGAAGTCAGGGATAAGATCAAACTACTGTTAGCTGAACTTGAAGCCATTTTCTTGAGGATGGATGAACTAACCAATATAATGGAGCCAATATACAGTGAGCAGTCCCTCCTTAGTCACAGGCAATCAGTGGTGAACATTGAACTAGAAGCTTACAGAGAAAAGCTGTATTGGGAAATAGTTACTGAGGGAGATTATCCCCCTAAGACCCCAGCAGAACGTGCTATGCAGCACTACTCAATAACGCCAGCTGATTGGGAAGCTCTCAACGCTGAGAAGAAGGCAGAGCTTATAGCTGGGCTCCCTGCTCCTGGAACTGGATTAGAATCCAATGACAGCCTCTACAAAAAAGCCTGGGTGCAGGTTGCAAAGAAAGCATGGGATATATACGGGATCCACGCTGAGGATTGGCTACTTACAAGCGAAGGGGTTAAAAACAAGCTCTTTGCTGAATTAGTGAGACAAGGAGAACTTGACATGTCAGGAACCGAAAACGCATGGTACGAGAAAATCAACTGGAAATTAAAGGAGAACGCAGAAGGATACGCTGACCTTCCCGACGCCATCAAGGATGTGCTGAAAGAGAAGAAACTAGGGCCCGAAGCACCTGCAGACCCTCCGGCTGATCCACCGGCAGGCGATCCTCCGACAGGAGACCCACCAGCGGCTGATCCACCGGCAGGCGATCCTCCGGCAGGTGATCCTCCGGCAGGTGATCCTCCAGCGGGTGATCCACCAGTAGATGAACCCATAACTGAGACTCCTGAGGAGCTCATCGAGAAAGCTGAACAGGTAATCGAGCAGACTGAGAAGACGCTCGCTGATCCCGATCTAAGTTCGAATGAACCACTCTAATTTTTTTAAACCACAATCTCACATAGAAAGGACAAATATATTTTTATAGGATTATCCATATTATCACTACAATAGCGTGGGCTTGAGCGTTTGCTCGAAACCCTTCAGGCATCAGTACCTGACTAAAAACTCTGTACCGACGAATGGCGCGGTCTAGAAATGCTAAACCCGAAAGGGGAAGAAAAAAAAATGGTAGATAAACGACCTTCAGAAATGAAAGTAGATGAGCTTCGTACTGCTTACGATCAACAGATCGAAGTAGTAGATGCTCTGAAGAGAACTATCGTAACACTTACGGACTCACTTGAGAAATCTGAGGCTGTCCATAGGGGTGAACTACGAGGTAGGTTAGTGAAGCGGATTCACGATGAAACCATCCTTACACCTGAGGACATCGTCACCATGACGGAGAACGACATGAAAGAAATTCTCGACAAGGTCCCGTTGATGAAGAGACAACCATTCCATGCAGTGAGTGACATGGGAGGAAGCGCAATTAATGCTCGCCCAAGTGCGAAGCTTGAGAACGTGTACCTCTTTGGTCCCGACTCACTGTACAAAAATAGGTGAATTGAATGCCCCAAGATGCAGTACCTCCAGCTAACTCAATAATCATAGATGGCGATCCACTCTGGCTAGAGTTTGAAGCTGCTCCCGGTTCCGCGATACTACCAGGCGATATAGTCGAGTTCAACACGACTTATTGTACTGGTGGATACTCAAAGGTAAAGGAAGCAGCATTGAACACAGAAGGAGCAATCGGCGTAGCTGACGTTGAGCCACAGTATGCGAGAGATGTACCTTATGTAGTAGGCGCAGCTGTTCTAATTGCCTGTGGAACTATACACACTCTACTTAGACTCGCGGCGAGCCAAGAGATCACATGTGGTGATCACCTCAAGCCCGCTGCAAGTGGAGAAGTGGCTAAGTTCACATGTTATGAAGCAACGGCTGATTGGTATGGTGGAAACCCATGCCTAATGATCGCCCAGGCAACATACTCCTATGCTAGTCTCACAGTGTTCCAGTTCATCAAAGCCAAGCTACTGATATAGGTGAAGAAAATGTACAAATCTCTAAGACGAGTTGGTAGAGAAACAGGCCGACTGACTTTGGAAGAATGGCAGTACGTAGACAGAGAAATAGTTGAGGCAGTACGTCCTCGACTAGTTGGACGTCTGCTGTACTCCCTTACTCCATTGCCACACGCAGGTTTCCTACAAGTAAAGTACTATGCCAGAACTGACATGAGTCAAGCCCAAATCTCGATGAGAGGTCTGGGTGGAAGCCGTGACAGAACTGTCAAGACACCTCTCACAGTAGATGTGCCAGTAGTAGCGAAGAACTTCGACCTACACTGGAGAGAAATCCTAGCTGCCCGCTACGGTGGTCAGCCAATGGACGTTCAGGAAGCAGCGAATGCAGGTATACAAGTATCTGAGGAAGAGGACAAACTCATGCTCAGCGGCGAGTATACAGGCTTCCCAGCTTATGGCGTACAAGGTTTCACTTCAGTAACAGGTAGAAACACTAACGCTGGTGGCGCATGGCCAGCAAACGCTTTTGCTAACATCAACGCGGCTAAGGCTCTGCTAAACTCTAGCGGATTCCAAGGTGTGCCTCTTGCACTTGTTGCAAGGGCTAACCAGCTATCGTTGCTTGATGCACTGATCGCAAATCAGACGAAAACATACCGTACTGCTCTACTCGATAACAATATCGTTCAGGCGATTTTCGAGTCAGACAACTTGTTCGCCAACGATGGTGGAACAGACAGCGCGGTAGTTTGTGTTCCAGGTAGGCAGAACTTCGACTTGCTCCAAGGACAGGGAATGACCACCTTCCTATGGCAGGATGAAGATATGAACATCCTCGGAAAAGTCTACACAGTTGTAGTTCCAAGGATACGCCAACCCACATCAGTGTGTGAAATTACTGGCTTGTCGTAGTCCTAAAGGGCTATGATGACCAGTTGAATGACGCTCCCTTGGGGGTTTGCATCCCCCTTGGCTTCGCAGGAGAAGCCTCGTACCCTTTATTCAATAAAATAGTTACTGTTTTAAGAGCTAGATAATCAGTATTCTTAGAGGCGTAGGTATGCCAGTTGAATTAATTAATGGTGAAGAGACAAGTACAAGTGAGACTGCTTGGACTACGGTTGTCGAGGCTAAGATACCTGACACAATATCCAAGGTTCTTATCTGGTTGAAAGAGCAGGACGTAAATGACCTGATCTACAGGGTTCAATGCTCAGTTGAATCAACTTTCTCTGCTGGACTTAACCAGACACTGTTTGATAAAAACCATAACAACGCCTTTCACTTAGACAAAAACCAGTCCTCAAAACAGACATTAGCAGACCCATATCCCTACCTTAGGGTACAGATAAAATCCTCTCTAGCAAAGGCTCACGGTACGGCTCTAGTACATATTCTAGGCTCTGCAACTGCTGGTGGGGGAAGCCTTGATGTAAGGGAGTCTAGTAAATTTGATGAAATAAAATCCGTTCTTGTGAATCAACCCGGAGTCGCTTATGCTCAATCCGTAAATGCTTTATGTCTTATTGCCCCAGAACATGAAGGTCATCATCTAGAGGTGATGGGAGTATATCTCTCAACAAAAGCTGCTGGTGATTTCTACCTCGTTGTGGCGAACCTTGGAGTAGCAGCTGGTTCCACCACAGACAATACCTTTGATCTGATCGGTGTGAGGGGGACTGATATTGCAGATACCTCTGATGTTGTTTGGGCTGCTTTCCTCGCTAACACTTCAAAAGGAGGCACAGAGGGAGCATACGAGATGGAGCTGAATGCTGGATATGAAATATACTTGATAGCTCCTGATGTAGACTATAATCTCCATATAACCTATAGGGAGCACCAGCAGGAATAGACAGTTTTTTAAACTATATCTTCCCTTTCCTTTTGATACGATATGAGTGATGTAGACGCGGGGAAGATTAAGCTTGTTTTCGTTGGTGGGCTAAAAGCACCAAAAGGCTACAACGAAGGCACAGTTTATCTCTTAGCTGCGAGGTGTGAAAACTTCGATTGGTTTGAAAAAGCACCAGATACAGCTGAGGAAGGAGAAATAGTCCCAGTTATAGGGAGAACAGCATCAGGTGCAGCAGCAATCGAAGGCGGAAGTGTATCCAGTGTCGTAACAGATACGTCGATCCCATTCGAGTACGGCATCAAGGTAAAAATGAAGTTCATTGGTGGACTAAGAGCACCAGCACAAGTACTTGTTGACGGCGTCAAGGTCGCTGTTGGACAGGTATGTTTGATGCCTTTGAGGTATGGGAGGTTCCCTTGGTGGGAGCTCGTTGATCCATTGCCAAACTCATACAGGGTAGCACCTGCACCAGTTGAGGAATCTGTTGTTGTGGTCGAGGGTGATCCGAGGAATCAAGGCATGTTTGCCAAATCGCTAGGCCAGCAAATGGGAGCAGAGGTCATCCAAGCTGATGAGGAGAAAGTCATGTCCAAAGACGCTGCGCCTGTCGAGCTTGAGGGCGATGAGAAGCGTGACTCTGTTGAGATAAGCCCTGAAAAGCTTCAGCATGACTCTGAGCCAAGTCCATTGGAGACTGAGCAAGTTTCAGTTCCTGAGAACCCAGAGGAACCACTTGAAAGCCCTCACACGGTCAGTGCAAGGAAGAAGCTTCTGGATAGCAATATGGTTGATCTACGGAAGATCGCAAAATCACAGGACCTGTCCAATTACTCTAGCCTAAAGAAGACAGAGCTAGTAGAGGCAATCCT